CCTGTATCAATGGATTTGCGTAGTGCGCAGCAAACTGATGCTCCAGATGCTCCAGATGCTCCAGATGCTCCAGATGCTCCAGATGCTCCAGATGCTCCAGATGCTCCAGATGCTCCTGTATTCCTTGCTGCTATAATACAGAATAATGTCTGCATTGCTTATGGTACAGTAACAAATATTGATGAACTGGCTCAACTACTTATAGAAAAACGTGTGTTTACTGAGCTTGTGTGCGGAGAATTCTATGTAAATTACATGATGCGCAATGCACAGGTATTCGGCCAGTATTTTGCTTAAATATAATATGCAGGGACTTCGTTCCCTGCTACAAGGAGATAATTTATGGGTACTGAATATCAGTTTTTAATGCAGAAATCAGACATTGCTGAACGTAGAGCAGTGAAATACATGCAGAATGGCGAAAGCAGTTTAGCTAGGTTCTATCATAATGCTAGTCTTGGCTACAAGCAGAAGGCTTTGAATTTACCACTCAATATCGACATGAAAACAGCTATTATAGCATTGCATAAGGAGGATAGCAATGAAAGATAATGAATACACAAATGAAGAAAAAAGATTGCACAAAGATTGTGTTACAGCATTGGCTGCTGCTGTTATCAAGCAGTGGATTCTTGATGGTAGACCTGTCCGTGATATAGACAGTATCAAATCATGGCTTGCGATATTGCAGGATAGGATTCGTGATACTGATGCACTGTCTGAGCATGCTATAGTACAATATTTCAAGGAGAAAGACATATGAAATTCTATAGCATCAGTGATTTAGCTGAATCTGCTGATAGTAGCATGCTAATCGGTTTCATGTTCGGCTTAGTATTCTTTGCTGTAATTATTTCAGCTATAGTCACGCTACTATATGATAGTAGATGGTACAATGACATTATCTATTATGTCAAAAGGTTCCTGCATAAAATAAGAGGTGAATAATGGACAAAGAATACATGCTGAAGATAATCATTGAGCAATTGGAAATTTACAAGAACATCTATAAGTGTGCTTGTAACAATCGCACGCCAGATGGTAAAGACTTAACTTATATGGGTGCTGCTGTAGCAAGGTCGTTAGCCAAGAAAAATATCGGTACGTTACGTTTACTGCAGCAGCTACTATCTTATTGTAATGATTCAATGTTCATTGATGATGCTCAAGCATGCACTGCTTTTGATAGGCTCGTGCACGATGGTAAAAGAAAATAATATGGAGTATACTTGTGTTTGATACAGAAGCAAAGTTTTACGACTGGCTAAGAAACAAGGTCCATCTTGTGTATACAAGAATTGAGAGTCATGGTACAGGTAATGGTATTCCTGACATATATGCTACAGGCAACAAGCATGACGTGTGGATAGAACTCAAGAACGACAAAACACTGCAGAAAAAGAACAACGTGCGTGTACAGTGGAGACCGGGACAGCAAGCCTGGATGGTGAACTACAGTTACGCTATGCATAATCGCTGTTGTATTACACTTGTCAGCTGCAAGGATTCGATTCTACTAGTACGTAATGTGCTGCATTACAGTAATAATAAGGTCGACGTCAGGCAAGGTACTGCTTTGTGGGTTCCAAAGGAAAAGCTTACTGCACAATTGCTACTTGATATGAGCGACTTATGTATTATGCCACAGCAAGGCGTAACTGTAGAAGAATATATTTACAGTTTCTTGCATCAATTTGATTTAGCAATAGCATACAACACACTGCAGCAGATAAAGCAAGCATATGAAGAGCAAACACAGACTGAACTTGATTTAAATCTCAGTTCTACGTGTGACCTGACCGTGCAATTGCTGCTTGATACTTATCTTCGTTTTTTAATATATTTATTATAAATATATTGTCCCGTTTGTTTAATTAAATTTTTTATATTTGATTTTTATAATTTTTATAAAATCCAATAATAATTTTTTAATTAAAATGGAGGCTAATATATTTATTAAATATATTAAAAATTATCTTATGGTATTTTTACCTAATCTTATTAGAAAGGAGAACGTTATGTCTGTACAATTTTTAATGCTGCATGTTTCAGGGAATATTGTTTTTGTCAACGTCAGAAAAATTGCAATGATAAAGGGAAGTACTATTTATTTTAATGGCTTCCCTGATGACATTACAGTTGATGAGGGTCCTGGAGAATTGGCATCCCTCCTGAAATGTATGACAATTATACACGCATAAATAATATTTTTAATTAAAAAATATTATTTATTTATTTTTAATATATAATTATTATTGTAAGGTTATCAAAGCCTAAAATAATATTTTTAAGGAGTTCGCCATGGAAAAGGTAGACACAAAGAATGTAAAGGCTGCAGAAGTAAAGGCTGCAGAAGTAAAGGCTGTAAATACAACAGCACTTACAGATGAACAGAAGGCTAAGAAGGCTGCATCAGCAAAGGCCTGGCTTGAGAACAAGAAGAAGGAAAATGAAAAGCGTGTTGCTCTCACTCAGGAACTCATTGAAAAGCTCAAGAAGCTTAATGTTTATGACAAGCTTGATAGCAATATGCAGCAGCTTCTAAATGGTATCGCTTTCCCAACAACAGGCCGCGTAGCAGGTACTTCAGTATTCAGTCAGCTGTTTGGTGAAAATCCAACTGTTGGTACATCTGTTACACTTCGTGATGTCTTTGACAAGACTCTTAAAGGTAAGGCTGAAATCAGTCATTACACAAAGCTGTGGCTTGAAAAAGGAATCCAGGTTGTATTTGAAGAGAACGCTGCATCACCTGTTGAATCAAAGTTCGTACTCAAGTCTTTGAACTACAAGTCAGTTGAAGCAAAGCCAGCTGAAGCAAAGCCAGCTGAAGCAAAGCCAGCTGAAGCAAAGCCAGCTGAAACAAAGCCATCAAACAAATGATGCATAAAATATCAATTTGTAAGTAATTAGCTGCTATTAAAAACCCCGATAGTATACATGTACTTTCGGGGTTGCCTTATATTTATGCGATAGGAGGAGGATTATTATGCGTCGTATTTTTATTATCTGCTGTCTGTTTTTATTTACATGCTGTACATCTTTACGAGCAGATACTACTTCTATAAGGAAGCCATCTTTATTAAATAAGTATGGTGAAACATTTGAGTTGGTACAGCTTTACAGTAGCTCTGAAGTGTGCGCATATTTCTGTTATGACGCATCAGCTTTTTTTAATTTGCAAGCATTCTTTGATGAGCTTGTTTTTGTTATTGAAAAACGTTATAATTATGTGCCTGATTATTCTTCTGTACGTATTAAATATGATAACCCTGCTTTAGATACAGCTGTGCAGCATTGTATGAGATATAATGGCTATTATGTTTCAGTACTAATATGTATGGATAACAGCGCAATTACAGGAATGATTATGAATATATACAATGAGTGTGATGATTCTTTTGCATTGCTTTATTGTAATTTTATATACGCATATTAAGGAGGGCTATATGATAAAAGCAAATCCTGATGAAATACATATCGAGACGCATGAACAGACATTCACTGATAATGCTGTTAAATATATTGGCCAGAGAAAAGCTGAATGTACATTATGTCTAATGTATGGAACATGTAGTGAATCAGATTGCAAGGAATGTCCGATTAATAAGTTCATTCACACATGTGAAGCTAGTATGAATGAATACGACAAGCTTAGAGTAAATGTTCATGCAGCTTCTGACGCAAGATTTTTTGCACAAGAGCCTTCAAGATTTTATGGTCTTGGAACATGGCTACTACTTAAATTAATGCAATTTGTGCTACTGCTGGTATTCATTGGTAGTATATATCTATTTTTTAAGGAGATGTTTTAATGACTGCTAAAAATTATGGCTGGTCAGTACTAGCTGCTGCAATTATTAAATTTGCAGCTAAGGACCATGATGCTGCTTTTCTTTCTTCAGTATGGTGTGAAGAATTATATGAACTTGCTAGTAATGGAGAAGCCTTATTACCAAAAGGTCAGGGCGTTCATGAAGTAGAAGGAGTACTTAATGGACAGCATTGTATATGATACTCCTAATGGATATGGTAAGCATATAGCAGAATATGATAATGGTATTATGACTACAGCAGGATTCTTTAATAAAGAAGAAATTTCTATTGCTGATAATTACGATGGTCCTATTCTTTATGTAAGTGCTGCTGCATTATCACTACCTTTTGATTGGCCTAATAAACTTTGGGTTGATGATAGAGGTTCATTTCATAAGATACGTAAAATAGATTATAAATCCTTACATGATTGTGAGATTACAGCTATTGATGTTCCTGTTTTTATTATGGACGATTTTTATAAATCAACAGTAGTTGTGGAGGTTGTAATATGCAAAGACAAAGAGCAGAGCTAATACGATATAGACATTTTTGTAAAAAAGTTTTACGACTTTTACGACATGCAGATTGTAATTATGCTTATGCATTTCGCAAGACTATACCATCTGAAGACGATTCATTGTGCTATTGTCTTACATTTCGTGCTAATAATGAGTTTATATTTTTCACAGAATGGCCTGTTAAACATGAGTGTATTACAGAGTACACAGGAAATTTTAATATAAATAAGTTTAGACGTATAGCTCTTGTAATTCAGAAACTTGTACGTAAATATATCAACACTTCAATTGATTTTTACATTCAAATTCGTGTGGATTCTGTTACTTGTAATTATAATGATGTGATGTATATTTACGAATGCTGCAATAAGCAAGTAACTAAATTCCAAAATGCGTAAAGGAGATTTTAATATGACAAGAGTACAAAAGGAATGTCTGGACAAGTATAATAAAGCAGTCGTACGTGGCTATATGAATATTAAAACATGTTACAAAAATCCCAGCAAACGTGAACAGGATATTTGGCATCATATTGTAATGGCTTGTCATGCACTAAATGGTAACGGACTTACAGTTGTAACGCATAACCAGCACACATTTACAGCTGGATTTAAATATAATAAAGAAGGTAAAGAATACTTAGTATATTTTGCACCATCATACACGTTGGATTTCGAGGTGCCAAAGAATGTTAAATCTAATTAAAGCATGCTATGAAGCATACTTTAATTTATACAACAGTGATAATAAGAACCCATCATTTTATGATGGCTTTATGGCAGCTGTAATATTGATGGAAGATGAGTATGCTAAGCTAAAAAAGGATGAACAACAAAAGGAGGTTCAAGATGATGATTAAATCATGTGCAGGATGTACACATTGGAATACTGATACAATGTGTATACAAGATAGGCATGCACAATGTATGTGTTCCATGGCAAATGAAATGACAGTGTCTAATAATTGCTGCCCTGGTTTCACTGAACCAGAGACAGGCTCAATCATGATGAATCGTCTTACTATGATATTTGGTATGATGGGTCATGCTACGAGCTCAACGATACCTGAGCCTGGTAAGTCTGTAGAATCAACAGAACATAAGACGATGATAAGTAAGCGTGAATCAAAGCAGGCGATAACACGTGAAACAGATTATGAAACAAGTATTACATTATTTAAGCATCAAAAAGATGCACGTGAAAAATTTAGAGATAAAAATGAGATTGCACTGTTTTTTGAAATGGGCTGCGGTAAGTCGTTGACTGCGATGTCTATAGCTTGTGATAAGTATAATGCTGGTATTATTAGTAATGTTCTTATCATTGCGCCTAATGATATTCATAAGCAGTGGTTCGATGATTTGTGTGATGATAACTCTGTGTTAAGCAAGCTTGCTGAAGATGAACATGTATCTATTGTAGGTCAGATTATTGGTGGACGTTCTGGTCAGAAGCAATTCTATGAGTTTGAAGATGATGGTAAGATGCATCTTGTTTGCGTGAATATCGACACGTTCAGTACGCCGCATAAGTGGGAGCCTATTGTTGAATGGGCCAGGTCTGGTAAGACAGCTATAATTCTTGATGAAGCTACTGTAATCAAGAATCCATCTTCTAAACGTTCGCAGCGTCTTCTATATGAATTTAATGACGTGACACGACGACGTAAAACAATAACATCATCTGTGAAAACAGAAAATACACAAGTAAGAATGATTCTTACTGGTACACCTGTTACAAATGGCCCTGTTGATTTGTGGTCTTTGATGGAATTTGTAAAGCCAAACTATTTTGGAAGAAACTATTATTCGTTTCAGAATTATTATGGTATGCACACTAAATTGCAAGTGTATGATGGCGTAGGAAATGCACGTAGTATACAGATTCTTGTTACGCCAAAGACATGGCTAGGTATTAAGAATTGCGAAAGCTATGAAGAAGCTGCAGCCATTTATAGTTGTAGTGAAGATACGTATCTTACAATCAAGAATCAAAAAGAATATCTTGGGCCATATAAACATGCTGATGAGCTGAAAGAACAGCTAGCTAAAGACGCTATATTTGCTAAGCTCGTTGATTGCGTTGATATGCCTAAGGTTAATTATATTACAAGAAAAATAAGTTTGTCACCACAGCAGCAGGTAGCATATACTGACATGCGAAATGATTTAATAGCACAGTATGATAATAAAACTGTGATAGCTAAGAATAAACTCGTAGCCAGCTTACGTCTACAACAGATTAGTTCAGGTTTTATTGTGGCACATGATACGTCATTTGACTATGATACTGGTGAAGACTATGACCTTACACCAGATGAAGTTGTATGGCTTGGTGATAGTAATCCACGTCTTGAAGTTCTAATGAATGATATTGCAGAGCTTGACAAGCCTATCATAATCTTTACTAGATTTTCAGCTGAAGCAGCAAAGATATACGATGTGCTTAAAGATAAATATAGTACATGTCTTATTACTGGTTGGAAGACTGTAGGTTCTATTGAAGGGTTTAAGAATCGTGAACATGATATAATGGTTGCTAACATTGCTAAACTTGCTCGTGGTTTTAATCTGCAGGTTGCACACACAACAATCTATTATTCAAATACGTTTAGTATGGAATTAAGACAGCAGTCTGAATTTCGTACTTTCCGTATGGGACAGGAATATCCATGTACATATATTGATTATGAATCCTGTGATATTGACAGAACAATTAATGCAGCTCTTAAATTAAAGAAGGGCTTACTTGAATATATACGTGAAAAGAAACTGGAGGAACTTATATAAATGCTTGTAAATATTTTAAGTTCTATAATTTTGGCGCTTATACTTGTCAGCCCTATCTTAATATTTGTAGCATTATTTGATGATGATGATGATGATGATGATGATGATGAGGAGGAAGAAGACGCAGAATGAAACTGCTATATACTATTTTAGCTCTTATAAGCCCATGCAGAAACTGTCATGCCAATTATTCCTGTCTTTTTTGTGAACATAAAAAGTGGAGCAAGTATAGAAGTAAAAAGACATGGAATTATATTGCAGAGAAATATGAATCTGAGGAGCATGAAGAATGACAGAAGAACAGATTAAACAGAAAGCAGAGAATGTTTATATGAGATGTTTCGATGACGATTTAAAATATAAAGGTGTTTTACATGCTCTTGAAATCTGTGCAGGAGAAACGGCAACAGAAGCCACAAAGGAACTTGAAAAAGAAAATGCAGAACTGAAATCTATTGCAGACTTTCAGACTTCGAGCAATATGGACAGGTACTTCCAACTGAAAAGAAGTGAAGAGCAACTTACCAAAGCAAAGGAAATTATTAACAAGTTTATGAGTTTTCAGCATATTTTTTATGAATACAAAGATTGTGATGATTTGACTAAAGTCTTGAATAAAGCAAAACAATTCTTAAAGGAGGTCTCAGAATGACAGATGAAAGAAAAGCTATGTTTGAGAAAGAAGCAGAAGAAAATGGATTTGGAATCGGTTGTACTGTCAGTCCAACAATAGCGTGGCAGAATGGTGCTGAATATGGTTACAACAAAGCTAAGGAGGAATATGAAAAGAAACTTACTGAAATCACAGAAAATCGTGATGAACTTTTATCTCAAATTGATAAACTTGAAGAACGAATAGGTGAATTGGAAGAGTGTTACTAAAGGGGGTAGACATGTTTGAGGAAGAAGCAGAAGAATACGCAGACTCAAAATGTGGAAAAGACAATCGTAAAACTACAGGCTGGGTTTTAACTAAAGACGACTTTCAAAATGGTGCAGAGGTCGGTTATGAACAAGGCATTGGAGAGGTGCTGTCAAAACTGTCTCATCGTGAACGTATGAAAGTAAGACTTTTATTACTTGCGGAGGGGAATAAATGATGTCAACACTCACGTATAACAATGATGACCTTGAGTTCAGTTATAATGGCAGGGAGTACTCTGTAGATGTGCATGCTAGAGCAGAATACTATTACAGTCCAGGCTGTATGTACAGGCGTAACGGGGACCCTGGTGACCCACCAGAATACGACTTTGAGATAACAGACATTGATGCAACCTGGTATGATATAACGGAGGAAGATAGTTATGAAGTAGAACCCGATGCTGATATGAAGTGGTATCTAGTTGACCTGTTGTACGACATGTCAGAATCTTTTGAATAGAGGTATGAGAAATGTTAGATGAAGAAAAGAAAGCCGAAGAATATATTATCAGTAAATATAAGCTTAATGAACTTTATTTGGAAGATAATGAAGAAACTCGTCCCTATATGCATGTAGATGTACATGAAATGTATGAGGAAGAGTATCAAGCTTACCTTGCAGGATATAGAGCATGTTGTGCATTCTGGCGTAATTCGCTCAACAAACTTATTCATGGGAAGGTTAACATATGACAAGCAAAGAAACTATGCAGCAAGAAATAAAGCCAGGAACAATAATGATACATAATAAGACTAATCATAAGTATGTTTATTTGTATCCAGCAATTGATGCAACAAATGCACGTGATGGTACAAAAGTGGCTGTGTATCGTAATAATGAAGGTATGATATTCATTAGAGATATGCATGAATTCTTGCAGAAATTTACTGTGCAAAAATAAAATAATTTAATTAAAAATTAATATATTTATAAAAATAATATATAATAAATATATGGATACAGTCAATAAATTAAAGTACGTGTCGTTCGTAAAGGAGCTTATGCTACCCTTTACGAACACTCTAGCTGAAAAGATTGTAGACTTATCTCTACAAATCTATGAAAAACAATATGGTGTTTTTGATGAAGGTAAACTTAAACAAGCACTAAAGCAGCACGCAGATGCAATGGCTGCTGTTATAACTAACAGTGTGCCATCAGCTGAAACAATTATCAAAGCAATGGAGGCTATGTGATGTCTGATGAATTTCTTACTGATGTAAAATTGGATTCTTCTAATTTAATTAAAGATATTTCTGCAATGGGCGAGCAGGTAAAACAGCTCAAGAAAGAAATGCTTGAAGCTCAGGAATTAGCTGATATAGCTAAAAAGAAGTATGAACATTATGCAAATGTTCTTCTTCCGCAAATGATGTTCTCAATCGGTATCGATTCTATTTCATTGTCTTCAGGTGGTTCTGTTTCTGTTACACGTAACTATTATTGTAAGCCAAATAAAAATGCTGAAGACAGAAAGAAGATTGTTGAATGGTTGCGTTCAATTGGAGGCAGTTGTCTCATCGAACATAATGGAACTGTTGCAGCTGAGAATTTTGATACGCTTAAAGAAAGTGGTATCCCATTTATTGAAAATAACGACATAAACACAAACAGACTGAAATCCTTTATTAAAGACAAGCTTGGTATAACAACAGGCGTTGCGCAGATAAGCCTTGATGATATACCAGAATGTGTACATTTTCAGGAAGTTCTTACGACAGAAATAAATATATAAAGAGGTTATAAATGTCTGTATACGACGACGTTTACGGAATCTCTTTTGATACTGCTAAGCAACAAATTGATATTCTTAATCAAGAAATTGCTCAGCAGTACGCAAAAGGCTTTGATTCAGAAGATGATGTAGCTAATTGGGCTAAGCATCATTTACTTGATAAAGTAGTATATCAAAACATGAATCATAAATTTTTCTATGTTTCTCACAAAGGTGAGCTATTAACAACGCAGACATATTTTGATTACTATAAAGACGTGCTATTTTACGGTATACAAAGTAGAAATAAAATTATACGTACACCTTGGATACCGTCAGGTTTCACTTATTATAATGCAAGCTATATTGCTGGAGAGCAGTCTGATGGTACGCATAAACCTCTGTATTATAGAGATTATTTCGTACCTACTGGCTACTATAATCCGTTACGTGATGCATTTAATGTAGCTAAGCCATTTCCTGTTTTTGCAAAAGAAACAGGAAGAGACACAAGTCACATATACGAGTACATGAAGCATGTAGCAGGAGAGTGCTACATGTGGCTTTTAGCTTGGCTCCGTACTAAGATGATGTATCCTACAGTGAAGACGCAAGTTGTACCTATAATTGTTTCAAGAGCACAGGGTTCAGGTAAAACAACATTTGCAGAAGTCATATGTAAAGGGTGCTTTGGCTCTGATAATGTTCTTGTAACAGACCAGTATGATTCACAGTCTAGATTTAATTCTGATTATGCAGACGCTCTAATTGTTTGCCAAGAAGAAAAGGAAGAAACTGACGTAAGGAATCCAGCTGGTACACTCAAGTCTAGAGCAACTGCAACAACAATTCGTAAGGAACAAAAAGGTGTAGACCCGATATATCAAGAGTCATATACAGAATTTATCATGACCACAAACAAAGATGTCCCTATTAAGTTTGATGGCCGTGAAGACCAGCGTAGGTTTATGATTATGAATGCTGATGAACATTTCACAAGAAAAGAATCAAAGCTTGCTGATGAAGTATTCAGTAAGCTGTATGGCTTTGATGCTGACTTTAACAAAGTTGGTATCCCATTTAATGAAGACCATGAATTGATTGCACAGTTTAAGCATGAACTTTTCACAAATAAAAAGATTGCAGAGGTTAAGCTTAGAGAGTTTCCTAAGACTGCAGCATACAATAAGTGCTTTACATTACCTAGAACAACAGATGCTACAGAAATAGAAGCGATTCTCAGAGCACTTGCACCTTTTATAAAAGCATCACTTGTCGAAGAGAGACTTGTTTCTGTTATTGATGATTCCAACATTGAAGATATTATTTTTAATGTTGATGCGTTTGCGTTCTTCCCAGGGTACAAACAGATGCATAAATTTGTAGGTTTATGTAGGCCACTTGTTTTTTATGAAACAGGCAATATGAAACCTTATGCACATTCTGTTGTAGAACGTACAATTTATGACTGCGCGTCATGGCTAAGAAATGATTATGGTCTGAAAGTTGTGCCTGATACAGAGCCGTTACGTGGTGGATTTCCTGGCGTTAAGGGTAGATACAAGATGGCACCTGTTGCAAGATTTGTTCTAGTTGATGATAACACTAATGAGCATAGTTCTTATGATAGTGTGCATATTGATAACCCTAAAGAGCATCAGCATAGTATGCCTGTAAGAGAAGGACAAAGACTTCGTGTTAATAATAAGTTTATAGCAGATGATGATGGGTGCTATGAGACTGTGAATGAAATGAAGCCAGGTATAAAGACATTGAAGAATAAAAGTATGTGCGTCCAATATATGGATACATTTCTTTTAGAATCTGATAATACGAATTATTTATATCAGCAGCTTGAGAATACGCGTATTGAAAAATTGAAACTGATAGAAGATAATCCTTCAATTGATAGTCAGATTCTGTACAAGGAAAGACTACAGCTTGCATTAACAGAATCTATGAATTTATTTAATAAGGGTATTGTTGCTCGTATAGTTTATTCTGGCGCTAAGTCATATCATCTTCTTGTACGCGTTCTTGATGCACCGACAACACTTGAAGAGTATCGTTGGCTACATGGTTATCTGTGTAATACTTTGACTGATAAGCTTGTATTCGATGAATCAACGTGTGACCCAGCACGATTAACGAGGTCGCCGTTGCAGTTAGCTAGAACGTCTATGAATAATGGAGTGCTTGTTGAAGGTACACAGGAATTAATTTGTGAAGATTGGTCACATGTGTATTCTGTAAAATGGCGTGAAGCTTTTAACGCATGGAAAAATAGACCTCTTGAAAAAACAGAGATTTATGGTATACGCTGCACACCAACACGTGAAGAATACAGGGAAGCATGTGATGCCCTTATTGATACGTCATTCTGGACAGATAGTAAATGGGACGGTAGACGGCAGAAATGCTTCTTTGCAGGTTATCGTATATTACGTTTATTAGGCTACACACATGAAAAATTGTGGTCTGATATTATTCTTAAAGGCGTTGAAAAATATAAGAAGCCTGCAGAGATAACATATTGGAAAACAAGAGAGCAGTCTAATATAATTAAGCAGATTGATGAGCAGATTGATGAATATACTAATAGTATAACTGGAGGACAAGATGAAGAGTGAAATGCTCGATGACCCATTTTATGAATATCAGCTTGTACAGCAAGTACAGAAATATCTCCCTGCTGTACGTAAGTGGTGGGCTGACTATGAGAATAGAGTATGTACAGTATTTACAGGTACTTATGACGTAACAGACTACGACGCGCCTTATGGCCTGCTTGAACGTAGATGTATGAGCCCGAAGAAAAGCCCATTACCAGGTATACAAATGTTTCCATTCATACCTACTACGTACTTTGATATTGTTGCACCTGGAGGTTTACGTAGTCTTATAACAAGGCTTTGTAGCAATGGCCTTGTTGTTGAAGAATTCACACTAATTGAAAAGCATAACAGTCCAGGAACATATCACCAAGGTCAGTTTATAATCCTTGTACCAACTGAAAGATTGAAGAATATTACAGATTTTGGTCGTTACGTTTACTTGACTAGAGATGAGATGACTGCGTTATCTAAATCTGTTGTATTGCCATCTTTACTACTTAAAGTAACACATGATATAATATAAAATAATTTAATTAAAAATTATTTTATTTTATATTTTATATTATAATATAATTATAACCCACCAATGGTATGGTGGAAGGAGATTATATGACAGAAAAAAACGACGAGTTTTTGGAAGAAATGGCAGGCAAGGGACTGGAATCAATCACAACTGAGTATCAGGCAATTCCGTATCTTGGACTGGTTCAGCCTGATGGTACAGCTGCGGCTGATGGTGCAACACCTGGCGTGTGGCGTAACTCAGCAACAGGCGAAGAGTATGGTAACGTTGTTACTGTGATTGCACTTGCATTCAAACCTATTTGGAATGAACGTGACAGTGAACCGCCGTTTAATACAGTAAGTAGATATGAGCCAGGTAGTATCAATGTGCAAATCCAGCAGCCGAAAGGTGGTAAGGGTTATCCTAAAATGATTAACCCAAACACAGGTAATGAGGTTCAGGAACTCTTTGTTTATGCTGTTATTCTTCCTGAGCACCCTGAAGCAGGGGTGTTGTTATTCAATCCAACAGTTGGTTCTATGAGAACATGTAAGCAGTGGAACAGACTGCTGCATAGTCAGCTTTTGAGCAATGGTGCACCTGCACCTATCTTTGGTTCTGTATGGGAACTCGCAGCTGATTTGGTTGACAATCCTGCAAAGAAGGGTGCCAAGATGGCTAAATTTGTTAAAGTACAAAAAGCAGGGCAGATTACAAAGCAGCAGCTTGACACAATGATTAAGCCACAGATTCCTGTAATCGACGCAACTATTCTGTCAATCACAGCTGGCAATGACTGATAAATAAAGTCATAATAATTCCCTTGTGAAACATATTTGTTTTACAAGGGTTTTAAGGAGTTTTATAATGGCAAACGTATATAATCCACAGAATCAGATTAAAGCAGATGATGGTAAGAGTAGAGTAGACTTAATTGACCCTGAGTTTATTCTTGGTCTTGGTGATGTACTTGCATTTGGTGCAGAAAAATATTCTGATGAAGGCTGGAAGAAGATTGAAGATAAGCATAACAGGAATTACGGTTCTGCAATGCGACATCTTCTCCAGTGGAAGGCAGGCCAGACAGCTGATGAAGAATCAGGTAAGTCGCATCTGCTTCATGCTGCATACAACCTGATGGTTCTTTATTACGCAGAAACACACGGAGAATAACATGATAGTTATAGGTATAAGCCTTGGATTTAATTCTTCTGTGAGCATATGGAATGACGCTGTATGTCTTTGCTCATTGAGCGAAGAACGCCTAACAGGTAACAAAAATACAAAGTCATTACCATTAACTGCATTGCGTGCTTGTTGGCAAATGGTTAAGAAACCATATCCTAATGTTGTAGTTGCATATTCTTCGTATGAAGAACTTACAAATCGTTATTTACAGCAGTATGGCTTTGAGCATATGCCTTTTGACAGTGATGCAATCCCTAATGTGAATCTCAAGAAAATTATAGAATGGGCATTGGATATAAGTGTTGAACAAGTTATACGTGTTGAACATCACACAGCACATGCGTATTCAGCTTATGCAATATACGGCTATGATGTCAATTCAACAACGCTTACTTGCGATGGATTTGGCGATGGTATTAGTGCAAGGCTTATTGTTAAAGGTGAGACTGTAGCAGAACTGCCTCTTGAAAAAAGTCCTGCGTTGTATTATCAGTTTGTTACTGGGGCTCTTGGCTTTAAGATGCATCAGCATGAGGGTAAGGTAACTGGTATTGCAACAGGCAACTATACGAAAAATACAAGCCTCATTGATACATATTACTCATTCTTTATGGATTTGTGGCTAGGCCGTATTCCACTAAAGTGTGACATTAGTGATGCTGATGAAAAGCTTATAGCTGATAACAAGCAGATAATTGATTTTGACAAGTTTGTATACTTGAGAAAAAGAATTACAGACTATATCAAGTATGAATTGCCTGCTGATTATTGCGTAGATAACATTCTTCTATGTGATGCAGCTATATGCTTCTGTGTAGCAGTGCAGAACTTTGCAAAAGCTGTAGTGCTAAATTTTCTTTGCAAAGCGTTTGATAATAAAACACGAACAATTTATTTAGCGGGTGGCATGTTTGCAAACGTAGCAATTAACAGGACCATCGGCAATATATATAGCAGAGTATGTATTGCTCCTGCTATGGGTGACGAAGGTACTGCAATGGGAGCTGCTGCATATTACGTAGCACAGACTAATAAACTCTTTATGTTTAACCCTGAATACATTATCAATGGTGGCATTTTGAGTGGTTCTGGGGACGACGTTCTTACAGCCTCTATATTTGCTAATGCACTTGAAAAGAATAAGATTGTACATCTTGTTTCTGGTAGAAATGAATTCGGTCCTCGTGCATTAATGCACAGGTCTTCTATCTTTACAGCAACAGACAGAACAATAACAAGTTTATTAAACAGCGCAATGCATAGAAATGAATATATGCCTTATGCTCCTGTTGTTAGAGCTGAGAATGTTTCTGAACTGTTTGAAGATTATGAACCTTTTGAGGAATCATTACACTTTATGACAGTTGCATTGAAAGCAAAACCAGCTACAATACAAAAGTACAAAGGAGCTGTTCACAATGATGGCACATGTAGAGTACAGGTTGTTCATTGTGATGTGTTATGTGAGCGTTTCGCATGGCTCATTCTTGAAGAATGGGAAAAAAGAACAGGTGAAAAGATGCTCATAAATACTAGCTTTAACGTTCATAATAAGCCAACTTGTTGTACAGAAGAGCAGTGTGAAGACGCATGGAATTTTGCTAATAAAATAGGCAGAATTTTATACCGTAACGCAATAGGAGAATAATATGGATGTAAATGTTTTTACAATCACTGGCCGTGCAGTTAAAGATGCAACTGTCAGAACTGTAGCATCTGGTTCAAAAGTGCTGAGTGTTGATGTAGCTGTTAATACAGGATATGGCGACTATGAAAAAACACTGTTTGTGAAATTGCAGCAATGGGGCGATAACGTCGATAAGATTGCTAGCTACATTGCTAAAGGGCAAACAATCGCAGCATCTGGCGAATTGTCAAGAAACGAATGGGGTGACCCTAAGCGTGTTGATTTCATTCTTACAACAAGAGCTATAACTCTTATAGGACCGAAGCGTGATAAATCTAGTGATAGCTCATATGAAAATGCTACTATTGATAGTAATGACGACGCAATTGTGTTTTAGCCAGCACATAGATTCTTGAAACTGTCTGTACTGCGAGACATTAATTACGAAGTGACTTACGACATAGTTCAAAGAACATGCGATAGTATTACCGGACAGTGCGTGCACACGATGCCTGAGCAGGTTCAACTCCTGCAAATACTAAATAATATTGCTCTGTAGTGTAATGGTAACACAACAGCTTTTGGTGCTGTACATACGGGTTCGAATCCTGTCAGAGCAGAGCAGACACCTGTTACACATTGTCTGTGGTTGTAATAGCATCGTAGCGAAAGCGAGTACGCAGTACAAGCTGCGTGCGTCTTGGGGAGTTAGTTCAGTAGGTATAGAATGTTGCGTATATAACTCACGTAAAGATTCTGGTTCGAGTCCAGAACTTCCCTTATAACTTGACAAATGCAAATGCTCGAAGTGACTACCTTGAATTTGAATAAGGTTATATAAATGTCAACTGAACTGAGTGTGCTGGAAGAACAGCTGGCATTGTTAAGTTAAATTTTTTGGCAGCTATGCCTGAAATAGCAAGGAGAATGAATCATGGATAAAATGACTATTGAGCACACGATTGAAAGTGTTACAACTGCAGTTGTTAAAGGTTTTCCAAAAAGTATTTGTAAGATACTCGCAGTTTCAGAGAACTATAAAGAGTACAACATTGTCAAAAACCTTGAAGCATGCAAGCCAATTGGTTATCGACATGATACAGCTTGCTCTTGTGTAACATGGGAAATCTTGTTGCATGTAAGTCCAGAAGCAAATATGCAATATATACAAGCGCTCGTTGAAGCAGCTCTCCACTTGTATGAAAATAAACACAATAACATTATTACCATATATGCACACGAGCAAATAGGTGGTGAAATAAATCTCAGTAACTACGCTGTAAACACAATTAATAATTGTAACGGCTTACTGGTAAATTATGAATTGACAGTTGTTCTTAAAGACATGCAGCAGTATAAGATGCCTGTAATCAATTTGGAGGCATTAAATGTGGACTGACTACGTTAAGCCAGGTGATGAGCCTAATGCGTTTACAGGTCCTGTGAACAAAAGAATCTGTACACAAGGACCTGACGGCTGCTGCACAACATATAAAAAAGGTTGGGATAAATGTGAAGGCTGTTGTATGTATAACAAGCAAAACAGGAGAACAAATGAAAAGATTAGTAGCACTAGATATTGAAACGTATGACCCAGGGCTCAAGACGACAGGAACGAGTGCTTGTCGTTCTGATGATGGCGGTAGAATACTGTGCTGCGGCGCATATGGCGATGGCATCAGTAGAGTGTTTGACTTTGACAATAAGCAGGACATACAGCAGCTTCGTGATATAATGAAAGATAGCACGATAGATAAGATATTCCATAATGGTATATATGATTTGTCTTGGCTTTACTGTCATTATGATTTTGAAATAAATGGTGTGCTACATGACACAATGACAAGAGCTGCATTCATTGATGAATATCAACAGTTGTCACTTGATGCATGTTGTAAGAAGATGGGTCTTCAAGGTAAAAATAAAACTGAGACTATTGAAGCATGGTATGAAGAATGGCAGAGAGTGATGAAAGGCTGCGCAAAAGGTTTTAAGAAAAAACTTTATGTTGATTCAACTGTGTATAACATTGATGATGGCTGTGATTATAAACTTGATGACGAAGAAATCAGTGCTATAGTAACAGGTGATTATAAAAAAGACTTATGGTCTAATGTAATGTTTATATGGAATAGTTCTGATGGCCGCAGCAAGATGAAGGAATATAACTTACAGGACTGCATTGCTACGTATAACTTGTTTCAAAAACAAGAACCTTTTATGAAGGACTATGCTGAAGCTTACGCTGTTGAATGTGATATATACTATCTGCTTCTTCAAATGAAAAAGGTTGGCGTACGTATAGACATGAATGCTCTTGGTGAACTAACGCAGCGCGTTGATGAGCAGCGTGTTTCTGTAGAAAAAGAATTGATTGACTTGTACGGCATTGATTCTGAAACAATTGCTAGTCCAAAAAAGCTTGGTGCACGTCTTAATGAAATGAATATTTATTCACCTATAAAAACAGCAAGGGGTAGTCAGTCATGGGGTGTTGATGCTTTTGATAGACTCAGTCATGTTCCTGTAATACAGAAAATACATGAATACAAAACATATGATGCTATAGCATCACGTTATTTACATGGCGATTTACGCAACAGTATTTATAATGGACGTGTACACTGTACATTTTCGCCGAACAAACGAGAAGATGGTGGTACAGTCACAGGACGATTTGCATCATCAGGGCCTAATCTGCAGAATATCCCAGCTAATGATAAAGGACAGGGAATTAATTTTGCACAAGATATGCGTGCATTATTTATACCTGAAGAAGGCTGCATGATGGGTGCATTCGATTATTCACAGATTGAATATCTTCTTTTAGCACACTATGCTAAAGGCCCTCAAGCTGATGAGTTTAGAGCACAAGCTAATGCAGGTGTAGACTTTCATACAGTAGCAATGAAGATGACTGGTATTACATATAGACCGCTTGTTAAACGTTATAATTACGGCGTAATATATGGTATGGGCTGGCGTACATCTCTTGAAAAAAATTATACATTGTTTGAAAAATTAGCTGCTAAGCATAATATGTCGCCTACTGATTTTGCAAAATCTACATACGAACAATATCATGCTAAGATGCCTGTTGTTCATGACACAATGCAGTGGTGCCAGAATCTTGCCAAAGTACAAGGATTCGTAACGTGTCTTGGCGGCCGTAGACAGCATAAGCCTAAAGCAACGTATGACCCATCTACAGGTAAAATAAACGATTATATTTATAAGATGCTTAATAAACTTATTCAATGTTCTGCTGCTTATGTTTTAAAGTTTGCGCTGCAGAAAGCATATAAAGCAGGCTTGTTCAATGTATTAACAATGCACATAACTGTCCATGATGAGAATGTTGCTTCTATACCATTCAATAAAGAAGGTACAGAAGCTGCACAAGAATTGAAGCATATAATGGATACCTCGTTCAGTGATGAATTGCTTGTACCAATGAAAGCTTGTGGAGAAGTCGGACCTAACTGGGGTTATTGGTCTGATGATATATGGAATGAAATGTGCAAAGGTAACTTTGATGAATCATTCTTTGCTAAAGATTATAGGGAGACGCACTAGTGCTATGAGTAAATACAATTACGATATATTTGCAGACAAGCCTGTGATATGTAAGGAAATTGAAAACGTTGTACTTATAAAGCAAGGCTGCACAAGTATACATAAAATATGGAACAATCGAGTGTGCAGATATTTATCAGAAGTATTTTTTACAGTACTGCACAATCTTTTTTATACTTATAATAAGATTATGCTACCTGGTATAGGTACATTTCACAAACAGTGGCATGAGCCAACAGAGACTAGCGATGGTTATTATGACATAATATTTAAGTCATCTGTGACTTTAATAAAGGAGATTAATAATGCAAAGCATTGATTATGACTACAAATTAGTAGATACAGTTTTATCTACCAATGGCTTACGTACTTGTATTTATACAAGTGATAAATTACATGCTACAGGTGTGTTACCTGTTTATAAGACTGTTGGTGCAGTTTGTGCTGATATATGTACAGCGGTTGACTTCGAGTTACAGCCTGGTAAATCATTACGTGTGCCAACACTGCTTGGCTTTATTTTTCCTGATTTACGCAGCTATATATCTATGTACCCGAGGTCGTCCCTACTGATTAATTATAATGTAATTCAGCCTGTATCAATTATAGATAGTGATTTTGTTAATCCTATTAGCATACCACTTTATAACGCTGGCTGTGACACATTTATAGCTAAAGCAGGTGATAGATTAGCACAGATACAGTATTTTAATAATATTGAAAAGCCATCAGCATGGAAAAATAAAACGCAAATAAGAAATCAGAATGGCTTCGGGGGAACAGGGAAATGACATATAATGATAAAGAATACAATAGAATTTTACAGCTTTTATTAACATCTCCAGCTGAAAGTAAGCAAGACACGCCATATGAGCTGCTTAGTGCAAATTGCATTTTTGATACAAAAAATATAATATCAGGTTCAAGCAGCAAATATATACAGCAAGAAATTGCATGGTATGAAAGTCAAAATAGAAATATACATGGCTACGACTGTATTGAGAAAAATCCTATATGGCAATCATGTTCAACTGAAGATGGTAACATTAACAGTAATTATGGCTGGTGTGTATTCAGTAAGGAAAACAATAATCAGTATGAACATTGTCTGCAGCACTTACGCAAAAACAAATATTCACGGCAAGCTGTAATTATATATACAAGGCCTAACATTCATATTGAATATTGCGATAATATTCATGCTAAAAAAGACATGTTATGCACAGCATATACAAATGCTCTTATTCGTAATGACATGTTGAATCTTGTAATTAACATGCGTTCTAATGACGTCTGGTATGGTTTAAGATATGATTTGGCTTGGCAGCAGTACGTGCTGAACAATTTACTGTTCGATTTAAAAAGTACATATCCTGAATTGCAGCCTGGCTTAATCTACTGGCATGCTGATTCATTGCATATCTATCCACATGAACTTGAACAAGCTAAAAAATGGCTACGTAATTATGTTACAGACACGCTAAAGGAGAAAACACTAGATGAAGTACTCTGCTGATAATTTAGTCGCATTATTACATTTTCTAGCTGAAAAGGTTTATGACAGGTATACAACGTACTTGACAATTAATCCAGATATAGAGTATTGCTACTGGTCACAAGTAGATAAACCTATTCTAACAGAAAAGAATCTTAGTGAATTTAATCTAAAAGAAATGTTTCCAGAAATAGTCGATATAAAGCAGCATACAAAGATAAGAATGTATGGCGCTAGAGATTTATATCTAGATTCATTTTGTCCTGAATTACAGCAAGCCATAAATGAATTAACAGATAGCTCAGTTAAAATTGATTGTGGTACTGTTCTTGTTTATGTCAGCAGAAATTACATAATATTAATGAAAAAATAAAGCCCCCAGTAAACTGAGGGCGCAATAAAGACACAGGATTTTTTATTCTGTGTCTTTTTTGTTTTTGATAAACAATGTGCAGATTTCATCTACACAACCAGCAACTGCAACAATAATGCCACTAATAAGTGCAGCATTTGACACTTCAGACAAGTTAACAATTGCTACGCCTGCAGTTGCAAGAGCAGTTGTTACACCTGAAATGATTCTGAATGTACTTGCTTTCATTTATATAAACCTCCTATAAGATTTTCTTTTGTTCTGACCGTGAGCTTAGCGCCGTCCTTCTTAAAGCCATCTTGTTCGAATACAATGAATGTATCAGAATCAAGCACTGATACAAGAATACAGACATGGCCAAATGGATTTGTATGCGTTGCATCATAGATAAGTATATCGCCAGGGCCATACGAATTCGTAGTTTTATTAAGCGTACCAGGCTTATAATAAATATCTTTAGCGCCTTCTACACTTGGCGTTTGTGGTACTTCAAGAACGTCTTTAAGATATTGTCTATAAAGGTCAACGCACTGGCAGTCATACTTCCCATCGAAGTCAATTTTTTTGTTTATGTTATTAACAATAAATCTTTTAAGTGTCATTATAACACCTCCTATAATATTACATCAAGCCATCTTGGCAGTCTAATATCTTTGAGCATAAGAATAATGCCAACACACTTTGCTGCGCACAGCACAATTAATACAGTAAGCATGCAGGAAACAATTCTATTTTTCAGCTGCACTGTCTGCTTTAATTTTATCACATTCTCTAATGAATTGCTCAACTGTTCGTTGGTACTCGTCAAAGAGTTCGATAATTCTGTCAACTGATTGTTCAGCTGTTTCTGCTCTTCTTCCGACATCATCTGAAAAGTTTCCAATTGATTCTTGTAGCTTGCACACAGCTCGTTCATAACTCTCAATTGTTGCTTCAAGTCTGCCAAGCTCTCTTTGATTGTTATTGCTTGGTTGTGCAACGTGTCCGTCACAGGTTCTGCATGAGCAAAATAGCATGCAAGCAATAAGAATACAACAGCAAGAAATTTTCGCATTCATTTTCCCTCCTTTAGTTGCTTAGTATACAACCTACGTACATTAAGCATTTGAATGATAAGCTCTCTTGTCCATCTATGTACACGTTCCTGAAACTCAGGCGTACAATAAACAGGGTCAGGGTCATTCTGGTAAATGACACTATCAATATCATTACACTTGGCTTCAATATAGGCATCGCTATCTTCAATATGATTGTACGTTATCCAATCAACAGCTTTGTCATATATCAATTCCAATATGTATTTTGTCTTGTAGCCACCAAAGCTAGGCTCACCTTTAAGCTTACAAATTTTATGCTCTTGTGATTTGATAAAATTATAAGCAGCTTCCTTTTGATAACGTACGATTGTACGTTCATAGAAAGATTCTCTTGGTTCACCACCTACTTGTATATGCTCAGTTTTTACTCTTATAATTCCTAGTTTCACTGCAATTCCTAGCACAATACACAGAAGTATTATACCAGGAATGTGTGTGAGAAACTCAGGCGATGTAAGTATACTCACGATAGACTCCATTACAGTTTACTCCAAGTTACAGTGTTAGGTGTTACACTTGTATCAACAGTAGCAGTATATGAATCAAATGAACCTGTCTGTGTTCTTACAAGTGCTATATCACCATTTGTTATTGCTCTACCTTCTGACGGAGATTCAGTTGGCAATTCAGCAACTGATAATTTGACAATAAGATTACTTGCACTAGCAAGAGCACGTACAATAGCATTGTCAGATGATGCGCTCTCATTGCGGGCACTATTGATTGCTGTCTTAAGACCACTGTCAGTACTACCAGCAAGCTGTTCTGTAAAGACTGCATCTGATTCCTCACGTTCACGTGTTTCAGTAGTTATGCTATCTTGTAATGTTGTGTCAGCAGTAGCACGTGTATCAGCTTCAGCAGTAATACGTTCTCCAAGTGCTGTATCCGCTTCTGTACGGTCACTGACTTCCTGAGTAATCTTGTCTTCAATACGATTATCTTCTGTAAGACGTGTATCAGCTTCAGCAGTAATACGTTCTCCAAGTGCTGTATCCGCTTCTGTACGGTCACTGACTTCCTGAGTAATCTTGTCTTCAATACGATTATCTTCTGTAAGACGTATATCAGCTTCAGTAGTAATACGTTCTCCAAGTGCTGTATCTGCTTCTGTACGAGCAACAATCTCCTGATTGATACTACCTTGTAGCTCTGCTTTAGCGCTTTCAATAGCTGTTTTAAGTCCACTTGTTGCTGTACCATTCAGCTTGTCTGTTTGCTCAGTATTAACAGATTCTGTGTTCTGAACGCGCTGTGTAAGAGCATCAAGTCGTTCATTGACAAATGTGTAATTGATAAGCTCTTCAGCATTTGCATTACTGTCTGTGGAATCACCAGCTGCTACTTCTGCAGCCTTGATGATTTTAAAGTCAGCTTCAGGAAGTTTACCTTCAGGATAGATAGTCGCAAGTGATGGGTATACAGTTGCATCAAAGGGTTCGCCATTTAATGCTAGCCATCCTGCAGGTATATTTTTGACAGTATACTTTTCTGTCATCACTGGGTCGCCATTGCTGTCGAATACTGGGTCACCATTACTGTCTGTAAGTTGTATTTCAGTTACATCGAATGCGCCCCATTCAATTACAGTACCTACAGGAGTTATATTTGTTTCTATATCTCTTGTAGTTACAAACTTAGTTTCTATAGGCTGGTCAGAACCTTCAGGCAGTATTGACATACTTGGACGTTTATTGAAGTGTACTTCATCATAGCTCGTACCACCAAGTTCAAGTATTGTATACTGTATAGTCTCGCCATTTTTAACACGTGACTGCCTTGTTACGTGGAATATTGTTTCACCAGCTTTATCTTTAAGACTGTCTGTTGATACAAGTTCAATATGCATATCAGCTACAGACATAGCAGAAGCTGATGAACCATTAATAGCATCGCAGTATGCAAACATATGAACTTCTGCATTAGGTCTTTTAAATAGTCCTGTAGACGTAGGGGCTATGTTCACGCCGCTGATTGCAAGCTCAATGCTATTAAATGTGCCATAGCCATATTGACTTGCAAACTCAGGAACCCAGACTTTTGACTGTGCACAAAGGTACACATGTTCAGTGCCATCAAATTCTGTACCGTTACAAAGTAGAAATTTTAGTCCTTCAAGAGTTGAATTTGACAGAACACTTAAGTTACCTTTCCATTCTGCATTCTGCTTAATTGCTGTGAAGTCCACTTTAGCAGTGAAATTAGCAGTATTACTAAACTGTATATAAGCAGTACCTGATGTGCCTGTAAGCATACCGAGTGTATAGAAGATGCCATTTTCATTTGAACCATTGATAGGCGCTTGTATAATCCTAGGTTCAATGATGATTTGCGATAGCGCTTTAATCAAACCTTCTACGTAGTCTGTTGCTTTCAGTATAGGTCTGGTAAAGCCTTCTATGTTGTTGATAGCGTGTTGTATGTTATCGATGTCTGTTTGTATTGCAGTAATGACAGCTTGTGTTGATAAATTGTCTATCTTTACGTATGCATCAAGACTTCTTTTTGTAGCATATGTTGCTTCAGCACTAGCTGCAGCAGTATCAAGAGCAGCTTTAACAGCACTAGATTCGACAGGATTTGCTGAGCCAAGCCTAGGTTCTGTATCGATTATAAGTTTCTTCTGATACTCAGTATCTGCTGCAGTTATAGTTAAGTAACTATTGAGCTTATTTTGTAAAGCATTCAGTGCTGTTCTTACAGCACCAGATGTGACTATATTACGTGAACCTACGATAGGCTCATCGTCATAGTTTAGTTTTTCTTGATACTGTAAAAATTTATCTTGTACTTCCTGATATGCTTTTGCAAGAGCCAGGAGGTCTGCTGCACGAACATTAGAACCTTGTGGTCCATTCCAGTCAGTAAATGTACTCATTATTATACCTCCACAATAGCTTTATTAGCTTTAATAAGTTTATACTTCTTTGCTGCACTACCAAACTTAGCAACCCACTCTTCTGTAATAGCTTCATCTGTAATGCCTTCGTGGTCATCTGCACTTCCAGCGCCACCTGTTGTATACCATACTTTTACATCATTTTTTACTACAGCAATGTAAGGTCTTAGAATTGGACGCTGTACAGTGACAGGTATAGTATGCGTAGCATCTTCAGTTTCTACTATATCAGTGCTGTCATTTTCATTACTGTAGCCAGTAATATCTTCATAAGTATCAGTAGTTCTTTTGTAGTATACATGACCAGTTTTAGCAGCTGCGAGAGGCGGCAGTGCGTCAACTAGTGTGAATCCTGAGACATTTGTCATAAGCTTATCTATTTCACTGACTGTGTATACTTGCTGTCCACCTAGTATCTTTACCATAGGCTACTCCTTAACTAAATAAGTTATTGTCAGGTGTGCGCATAAATCTGCTGCAATCACACCCAGTAGATTATTAATATTTTTATACCCAATCGGCGTAATCTGCTCATGTTCACGTGCAACGTATGCCTTATCTCGAATTTGCTGTAAGGCTGGCATACATATGTCTAGATTTATGCTGACGTCATTTTCATAAAGATTAGACATATATGCAAGTTTATATACTGGAGAATTTAACCATATATCTTTTTGCGTATTTTCAGTTTTCAGCTGCGTGAAACATGTGTTCAACGTGCTAGATATTGTATAGTTATAGGTTAAATCATCCAATGTACTTTTTAAAGGCAGATGCATGGAAGAGCGAAATTTTAAGCAACCTGAAACATCAATAATATCAAAAGTACTAATAGCTTCTTGCGATTTGTCCCGTATAATTAACTTCTTATCTTCATATTCAGGAGTAGCTATTGTTATATGAACCTGCTTCATAACTCTGCCATCAGCTGCTTTTCCAATTACAATAGGCTCATCTTCTTTATATTCTATCGAAGCATTGCCAGTGCTTCCTTTAGTACCGTCTGGTCTTTTATTTTGTATCGGCTTGTTACCGACTATTATTCCATACTTCATTGCTTGCTCCCTGTCATTTTAAGACCTGTTGCTTGTATATTCATAGTGTCAGCAGTTGTGACACTCCTTGTGTTTTCTTTTTCTTCAGCAAGTAATAGCTGATGTGTATAGTGCCATAATGCACCGTATGTTTTAATGTTTTTAACAGTGCAGTACTCATTAAGCCCATCGACATCAAGCCCGCTAAGCATGTCTTTGAAGTTGTCTCTTAGCTTTGATTCTTTATATTTTAGTTCTTCATGTGTCATATTAACCTCTTACAGCCAAAAGGTTGAAATGTGCAGGGTCATCAAGGAACCTAACACGAATTACTTTGCGGCAGCCAAGACATCTGGACCTAGCATAGTTGCCAGTACCTTGTTGGTACAAAGCAGTATCAATTGTTCCGTTTGAAATAACTATAATTGTACCATCTGTCCCTGCTGGCACTTGAGCAGATACAAGTATATCATATACTGCACCAGCAGCAAACGTCGTTGTAGCAGGTACAGTAATTGTTGTTTCAGCTGTTGTTCCAGTGCCACTTACTACGATTGATTCAGCTGTTAGTCTCTGTATATACATAATAACCTCCGGTCGAAACGAAGCACCTAGTATACTTTTACGTATACTAGGGAAATAAAGGAGTTCTATGATTCAGATTTAAGCATTGAACAATGCTCTAATCTCGTCATCGCTAATCGGCGTGTTCGGGCAAACAGATGCCAGGAACTTGAGAGCGCCTTCAACGGAAATCTGGTCGCCGATTTCTACCCATGCAATATCATTCAGGGTAGCATCTGATGCATTTTCTGTTACGACAGCACGGAAACAACGACCTATATCAGCTTCAGCTGCGCCTACGCCACCAAGGATAGCTACATCATACGTTGTAATTGTTGCAGTAGCCTTAGCTTCAGAAGCTGGCAGAGCAGCTTCACTTGCGTAAACTGCTGCAGTACCTGCTGGTTCTGAGAATACATTGATTGGTGTAATAAGTCTCTTTGGCTGATAGTCAGTAAGGTCAAGCACGTTACCGAGCTGGTCCCATTTATATGTTATACTACCTGCATTGTCTACTGCTTCAGCAACAACAATATTACTTCCAGCTTCAACAGTGCTGCCTGCACCTTCAACAAAACTTGCATCTGTAGTAAACTCGTTTTCAATATTATAAACCCAGCCTACTTCAAATTCTGTAATCTTTATCCATGCGCCATCAATAAGCTGCCAAATACCAACACTATCAATATCTGAGTGCTTATTTGGGTCAGCAAGATAAGCTGCGTCTGCGTAGATAACAGAACCTTTTACCTTGTAAATTTTTACTACGCTCTCTTTAATGAGCCCGATAAGAGTACTGAGACCATGTTCGTCAAGATACTTCTTCTTTGCCATAAGTATATCTCCTTATAAATTAAAATCCTGCAGCTGGCACAAATGGTGGCGGCAAAGGCATACGTGCATTAAGCGCAACATTAATATCCCGCTGGCGCTTAAGGTCGTTAATCTCTGCCTGCATGCGTTCAAATCTATCTGCTGTGAACATGTCACGAGTCTTCTGATTTTCCTGCATCATAAGTATATTCTGAGCGTTAAGCATCTCAGTGAACTTAAGCGTCTGGTCAGACATCTGCTTCTGTGTTTCAAAAGCACATTGTGTGGCCTGTGCACGTACACTTTCAATGTCACGCTGCAGCTCCATGTACTTGTCACCTACGTAGGCGACTGTGTCGTGGTATACATTGTTTACATTGTTATTTATATCACGGTTCTGGTCTTGCAGGTCATTGAAGTTCATTGCATTCTGCAGTTGGGCAGATGAAGCAGGTGCTTGGTCACCAGTCATAGGGATAGGTCCACGACCACCAAAGCCACCAAATCCACCTCCCATCATAGCAAGAAATGCAAGGAACATAATTCCCCAGTCTCCACCCATTCCGTTACCGCCAACAGTAACATTAGGCTGTCCACTTGTAATCTCCATACTTTTTCCCCTTCATGCACATTAAGGTCAGCTGACTACCTATATATCATAGCCGATGATACGAATCTTACCACCCCAACTAGCTTCTGGAATATATCTAATTTGTCCTCTATTTTCACCATTTGCATAGAAATAACAAGTGCCAACAAGTGTACCATCATAGTTACGTAATGGTGCTACGTATGTGCTTCCACTTATAGTGTTAAACGTAACAGGATATATCACATTACCAAACGCAGTACATGCTGCTTCAATCATGGGATAATCCTTCCAGCACCGTCCATAAAAGATAGGAAGATTCTGTTCTGTCGTAGGTGGCGCATCATCATATAGTATTGTTTGAGCACCTCCTGTAGGCATATCAAAACTCTGTGTAGCGAGTTTATACCCTATATAGCTAGCAAGTATATCATACCCACGCTGATTTGGATGCAACCCATCACCACCATATGTAGTGTTCTGATGTGTCTCACTCAAGTCAAATGGGCAGCCGTCATAAAGATTTATATAATTTGCACCAAATCTTTTTGCTGCAGATTCTACAGCTTTTACGTAATCAATCAATGGATAAGCACCTGTAACTTTATTCATTGATACGTTTGCACGACGTAAAGGCGAGCATAAAACAATCTGCTGACTAGGACAGTTAGTTTTTATCCATGTAATCATCTGGTACAACGCACCTATAACTGTAGTATTGTCACCATTACTACAATAGCCAATTGCTGCCTGATAAGAACAGTCATTTGTACCGCCAAAGATAACTGTGATGTCAGCAGTCTTATCAATACCACTAATCCTATTGCACATAGGATTAGTAGGAAAACCATGCTCACCCTGATAGTCACACAATGTTGAAGCACCAATACCATAATTATGTACTGTACAATGAAACTTCTCAGCAATTCCTTCTGGATATGGCGTAGCTACAACTGTAGCACTATCACCGCCGCCATTAGCACCGATTGTAATAGAGTCACCTACAAAGTTAATCTTTTTACCATATAGGTAATTTTTAACAGTAGCGCCAGGTAAAACGTCCACATTTGCTAAGAGGCCCTTAAATTCTGTTATGACAGTATGCAGTCCATTCTCATCAAGATATTTCATTACGCGTACCTTATGATATAGTTAACGCCAAGAGATTTAACCTCAGTAGTATCACCAATTCGTCCTGTGGGCGTTCCAGTAGTTTCAGTACTCGCTGCTCCAGAGGTAATACCTTCTTGTATAGTTGTAGTAAATGTATGCTTATGTGTACTATTCCATACACCATCAAGGTCTGGATTGTCAAAACCGTAGTCAGCTATAGAAGGCTTTAACTGTGCGTCATAGTTGCCTAAAAGGGCTTTGAGCTTACCTTTCATTGAGTCAGTTGTACCAGTGTGTCTATGTGAAATATTATGAGTATGCGCCATGTCATGTGTATGCGACTGTATACGGTCATCCTGAAACTGACCAAGTGTAAGTCCTGTACTGCTGATATGACTACTACTGTTACCTGTTAAACCTATTCCTTTCGGTGTTGTCTCACGAAAGTCAGGTACATTAAACGTTGTACTACCATCACCTGCGCCATAACGTGTACCTATTACAGCAAACAAAGCTGCGTATGTTTCACGACTAACAGCAGAGCCATCACAGAGTAACCAGTTAGCAGGTGCAGCAACTCCACCATATTCTGTCATAGCACCAATTGGAAAGCCACCAGCACCCGTATTTTCAAGAATATATCTCTTTAGCTCGTTTATAAGTATACGCAGTCCAGTATTATCTAGATACTTTCCTGGCTTGATAAATTGCTCTAGTTCTTCCTGATTCATAGCTGTACTCCGTACTGTCTAGCAATGGATTCTAAGTCCATGCCCTTAGATTTATAGAGTTCTCGTAAAGCAGTAACTTGCTGCTCACGGCTCTTATCCTTAAACATATCTTGGCACTTTTGCCATTCAGTTGGATGCGCAGCAACCATTTGCTGCATTAAGTATTGCTGCGGGTTTTGCATAGCATGCATAAATGCATTCATGTTCATTGCTGCTCTTGTCCTTGTGCTTGCTGTAAAGCTTGCTGCTCTTGCGCTTGTCCAATTGCTGTGAGTTGGTCACTAGCTAATTTTATTTTACCTTGCAGCCATGCTGCATAAGTAGCGCCTATATCCACTTTTATATCAACTTGCTTCTGTAAGTTAGAAACAAGCGCTTCTTTTATAATTTCATTCTGACGTTCCTTCGTCATATTTATCACCCTCAAGCAATTGTGTTATTACTGTTGTTTCATTGAATGAATCTGGCAGCTGTATGTTTTCAGGTATATTACCATCAAGAAACTTTTCACAAGTATCTTTAGATATTACTTTAGCAAGATATAGGTCTATCATTAAGGCCTGATATACATGTTCTTTTCTCAGGTTACGCATTGAAAGGTTATTTAATCTGCATTTATACGACATTATTTATCCTCCTGTACTATATAATCGTATCTATTAGCATAAGGTATTCTACCTGTGCTAGCTGTCTTACCTGTGTTTTCATTCATATAGAAAAGCTCGTGTTTATTATTCTTTAAGAAGTTTAATGCAGCTTCATAATTCTTTGAAGCTATAAGCTTCTTATACTGCGCAGCATGTGCTAATGATATATTCCCTGTAATTGCAGGATTTTGAAAATCAATCAGCTGCTGTATTGTCCATGGTGTTCCTACATATTGCTGCGCATACTTCTGCGGTTTTTCTTTTTTGCGAAGTAAAGCACTAAACCGTAAGTAGTCATTATAATCACGTTTATCAGTTAATACGTCTTTTATAGCAACAGAAATATTATGTACACTAGACTTCTCAACAGCATCTTTATAGCGGTTATCGTAAAGTTCTGGTACAGCATCTTTAAGAATTTTACGTGAAATTTTATTCAAGTCAGGCTTGCCAAATTCATTTTGATACATTGGGTCAGCCATGTATTTAGACCATAATTCAGGTTTTATACTTTCAGAACGTTCACGAATCAAGTCTTGTATATTTTGCTCTACGTTACTACGCGTTGTTTCTGCTGCATTAACAAGTTGCTGCTGTAATTCAATATATCTATCAGCATCAGTGCCTAGTACTTCATGAATATATTTTGTGTCACCACGTTTTGTAGCTTGATAGCCAGAATAGTAGTCTATGTCAACGCCTTCTACTTCGCGTGTATCTGCACCTGTGTCTTTATCAACTACAGAAATTCGTTTTTCACTTTTGACAGCTTCTTTATGTAGTGCTTGTTCTTCAGCTTGCTGTATATATTTAGCGTATTTTTCTTCACTTAAAAGTGTAGTAACAGAATCGCCTGGCTTCAAATTCATTGTATAGTATCTAGGACCAAGAATATACTTCATATTCTTATCGCTTAAAGTTACTTTATATCTTTTGTTTGATTGCGTTAACTGATAATTTCCATGACGAAGATATTCAAATGGGTACCTTGCGCCATGCTGCTGTCCTCTAATACGTACTAAATTCCAAAATTCAATACCTAGCACATGTCTTTGTTCACCATTAGAAGGCGACGTCATCATATTACCTGTTTTAGCATGATAGATAAGTTCGCCAGCGACACAAGAAGGTACACGATAAAAAATGCATACAGAACGATTATTAGTGAACTCGACCCACAGTAATTGTTCACGTTCTGCATAACGTAGTTTAGCGATATGACCACAACCTTCTTGCTCTATTACGCTACTAGCTGTACCTTTTTTAGTATTGAATGCATTCATTGTGAATGCAAAGAGTTCGTCATTGTCATAAGCATCTTCGTGTGCATGGAAACCGATTGTATTATTTGCGTTATACTTATTAAGTATAACTTTTCTACCATCAGCTAAGTGATACTCAACTTTTTCAGGTTTTTTTACATTCGATTTCCAACCACGCTCATTTTTAGTATGCCAGCCAGATGAAAGGTCCCAGGACATATTACCTGCAGTCAAAGTACTTTTTTGTTTGTGTAATTTCTTAGTACTGAAGTCTATAGGTGCGTAAGTCTTCTGCCACGGTGCTGGACCTTTTCTAGCTAGCATATTTTAACTCCTTAGCATGTTGTGATACCAAATAATGGCTTGCGCAGCTTTACAACTGTGTAGCAGTAAGGATACTCTGTAAAGAGAGCACCCATTTCATGCATAGCAACAGGCGTTCTGTTCTGTGGATGTCTGATGTTACTTCCGTAAGTGAACGTTGCTCTATCGCCATCTGCGAGTTCAGGAGAACCGATAACAATGCGGCTACCAATATCAAGCTTAGCAATAAATTCAGGTGGAATCTGTACGTCCTTAATATCTGGCGGCATCTGCTTGCCCCATGTCTGCTGGATATAGTTATCAATTTCAAACGTTGAATTGTCATAGCAGTTATATGATAAGTCGCTCTTAGGTCCGATAATAATAACGTCTGTTGGCAAGTTAAGGTCTTCAACTACATCGTTAATTACTGAGTTACCCACCTGATAGCTAATTTCCTTAATACCACGCTGATAGACGATAGGCCCAGATACAAGGTTATCACGAATACTTGTTACCTTTTCACCTTCTTCGTAACCGATTTCCATACGTGTTACAGGATTCATCCAGATACCAACATCGCTTGAAGGGACACTTGAACGTGTAAGGAACACACCACGAAGAATTGCATCAATAATGTGTTCATTCTTTTGCTGCATTACAAAGCCACCAGCTTGTTCAGTAGAGTAACGCATGCGATTCAGCTGCTCACGGAATGGCAAATCAAGACCAAGACGAGTTTCCATATTATCTGCAATATCAACAGGGTCTGTATACCATGGGAACAAATCAGCAAGTCCTTCCATTGCACCAACAATTGCATTGTTTCCACTTGTGTACTTCGCTGTACCTGAATAGTTGAACAAATCATACTGTCCAGCATAAGGACCGTCAGCAACTGTAATTGCACCAAGTTCCCAGCTGTCACGGAAAATAGAAGCATTGCTTGCAACTTCACGGTTGCCTGTGATTTCAAGAAACTGGCCTTCTTCCCAGTCGGTTACTGTTGTACCTACAGACAACAGCGTGAGATAACCAGGCTGATTTTCCAAAATCATGTACATCTCAGATACGTCAGCATCACCCCACGGCCTGTTTTCTTTTGTCTTGATAATATAACGACCAGTCTTGAAATTGCTGTTATAAACGTTAATAGGTACCTTAATCCTGAATGGTACACGAGTAGCGCCAGTCATAGGTACATCAGCAGCGCTGAATGTATTCGGACAGAAATAAACGCGGCCATCACCTGCATGCACTGCGTTATCTTCGTGTACAGGAGAAGTACCGCCACGGTATTTTGTGCCGTCAAGATAAGCAGAAGACAGCTGATGAATTACGCCGTACTGTCCATGAATTGCAAAGTTCTTAAACAACGAAGCAACATTCATACGCAATGAATGCATTTGCATTGCGTATTCACGCTTGAATGAGTTCTTCTTATCTGCTGTATCAAGGTTACGAGTCATATCGACACTAAAACCGTCTGTAACAGTACCATAAGAAGCACGGAATGTACCGAATTCAATCTTACCTGGCTTGATAAGCCCAACATTCTGATGGAAAACCTGCGAGTTCAATGAACCACCAGTGTTGGTATTTGACAGAACCATTCTGTATTCAAACTTATCTGTAAAATTCCAATCACGTTTCTTACTGCGAATAAGTTTCACAACGTCAGATTGACATGGAAACATACCATTTAGCAAGTATTCTACAATGAATGCCTGCTTAGACAGTCCTTCAAGTGTCTCTTTAGTTATAGGCATATATTTCCTCCATTATGTTATGCTCTTGAAAACAAATCCATATAATCAGCAATATCAAGTAAAAAGTCAGCTGGCGTTCCTTTTGTGCCCGTGCCGAGTGCTTCTCTAAATTCAGAAGGTGATAGTGCATCAGACAAATTCAGGTCAGCTGGCGCTCCTTTTGTGCTTGTGCCAAGTGCTTCTTTAAATTCAGAAGGTGATATGTAATCAGCTAATGACTTTGACTTATCAATAGCCGACGACAGTTCATCTTTTGTTATACATGAACTATCAGTTGTTTTAATTGTAGTTGTTGTTCCTGTTTCTGGATTCTTGATTACTTTAATTCTTACATCTGAAGGTACTGCCTGCTCTGGGGCAGATTCTTCAGGTGCAGGCATTTCTGGTAGAGGTGCTTGTTCTTCAGGTGCAGGCATTTCTGGTAGAGGTGCTTGTTCTTCAGGTATTTCTTCCTGAGGTATAAATTCTGCATTAGGGTCAAGTGCTTGAATTTCAGGCGGCAAAGGCGCTTCTTCAGGTGGCAAAGGCATTTCAATAGCACCTGGAATATTAGGCTGTATATCACCACTTGCTGCAGGATTGCCAGCAACCTCTTGTTGTATAACATTTGTTATAGTATCAAGTTTATCGCTTTGCTGTATAGCTTTATCCTGTACAGCGTCAATAAGGCTCATAATACCACGTAATTCTGTACGAAGCTCATCAATAATGTTTGCAACTGCTTCATCTGCTGCAGACGTATCTACACCACGACGTTCAAGTTCGTTTAGTATAGCAACGCCTAATGAGCGGTCATTAGAAAATTGTGAGCCATACGAGTTGATAAACGAGTCTTCTTTTGAGCGTTGTGCTGCAGCTGCTTGTGCAGCTTCAAGAGCTTGTAATCTTGATTCAAGTTCCATTTCACTCGCCATGTCTTACTCCTTTAATTATATTCTATTGTAAGTTTTTATTACGTGTAAATATATTAAAGATTAAAATACACGTAAATCAGATATAGTAGATGCTATTGTATGAAAACTGTTATCATAAGCTTTGCCGAGATTATCAGCAGTATTTCCATGCTTGCTATCATTAGTAATAAAGTTTTGTATAGCATCGTCCACGTCTTTATTTATTTCTGCTTGATTTACTTGCTTACCTCCTTTTACACAATAAGCTACATACTCATTATATAAAGTTTTTCTTAAAGTAGTATCTGCAGCAGATACTTGATTTGGTTCAAAGTTATCCATTAAGTATCTATAAATATAGTTATATGGCGAATATGAACCTGTCTGCGTTTTTCTTTTCTCATGGTCAATTTCTTTAGTACTGTACATAATCACCTCTGAAAAATATCTACAAGATTGAGAATATCTTGTAGAGCATTTTTTGAACGTTGTATATCACTATCTGATACAGCTATACCCTTTTTAGCAGTGCCAATATCGGATACGCCGTCAATCAAAATTGAGCTAGTATCTTTTTCAGGTAGCTTTGTGTTTTCATCAGTAGTACTCTTTGCCTTTTCCTTGATTGTAATGTCATGATTAATTTTATCGTCGTTCTCAAATTTATTTTCCATTTGAGATTTTATTACATTTTGCTCAGGCTTTGATACTTGGCTTACAGCTTTTAACATATAATCTTTGAGCTGCCTATCAGCTTGTGTCACGCCGATTGTACTTTTCACAGCTGAAGCATGCTCACTAGGATTGTTTACTCTAGCAGTATCATCAACTGCATTTGTAAAGTGTGAGTATACCGTGTCACCTGCTTGCTGTGAATCATTTATCAACTGTCCTGCTTTGTCTTTTATTTGCGCTGTATATTCATTCTTTGATGGCACAGCGTTCAGTATTTGTGACAGAATATTATTTAACTGAACTTGTTTTGCTGCGTCTTGTATAAATTCATCTAGTGAGTTATAGTATGTTTTATCACCTTTGTTTGCCATTATAGCCAATCTCCTATAGTAGCTGGATTAACGTTTATCATTCGTTCCCAACTTGATTTATCTTTTTTAAGGAAAGCTTGGAAAGCAAACCTTGCGTCAGCGAGTTCTGACTGTACACCCATTATATTGGATTCGTTCAATGCTGAAAATTTTTCTGCTAAACGAGCAACCAAATATCTATACACTTCTGGAGCAGGATATATCAATTGTGTGTCAGGTGTCCAGCCCAGTTCTTTTATTTTCGGCTCAATTTTCTCTTGTGCTACGTGCTGTATATTTTCAGCAGGAAGCCATTCATCTGTAGAACTAGAGTATATGTAAACTTGATTGTTCAATAATACAGCATCGTTATTAGCTGCTTGCTGTGGGAATTCTGCTATAGGCTCTAGTTTAATGTAATTATAATCTGTACTAAATCTGTTATACCAATAACCTTGTGTAAAGTTATACACAGCATCATCATTTGCTTTATACTCAAAGTTATGCTCTACAAAAATAACTGACTTGCTTATAGCAGGTAACTTAGTAATGTTCAGTAACTCAGTGTTTAAATCATTATAGTCACGTATAATAACACCTAGTCCTGTTTTATCATTCCAACCTGTACTAATATATTCTATATTACTATTCTTACCTGTAAAAGCAAAAGGATTATATACAGTCCATTCGTATTCTTTATTAAAGAAACCTGATACCCATTCACCTGTAATGCTATGTTGATATGATACAAAAATGTATGGATATTCACAAGAAATATATCTCACAATCCATTGCCCATCTACTGTAGGCTCACGTATTATATACGATGATATATCTTCTGGTGCTACGTTGCTTTGTACATTTCTATGTCGCAGTTCAAACTTTGTTATAGTTGATAAGTCAGTAGAAATGTCTGTAATATCTACGTATCTATCATCAACGTACGCAGCAAGTTCGTATAAGCTAAATAACTTGTGACGTATAATGTCATGTGATTGTAAGATTTTAGGGTCACGGTTATATTGTGTAAAAAATAACTGCGATGGCTGTGGGCAGTATTCAAGCCATATGTTACCAGATTCTGCATCAGGGCAATATAAATCTGTACCTGATATTCTATACGTAAATCTAGAACCTAAATCGCCATCACCGGCAGCACGTAGCCTATACCGTTGTGAATCATTAGGATTCTGCGCATAAAATATTGATACAGTATTCTTTACAAAAGGAGGCAGTTTAGTATACTTTGTTTTTACACGAACAATCTTGCTGTAATAACCAGAATCGATGCAGCAAATCTGTGAATATATATCTGACCATACGTAATTCAAAAATGATAAGCAATCAGAAAATGTATAACTGTTGAGCGCTTTTGTTTGCGCTAAACGCATAGCATCTTCAAGTGCATCAGAAGCGTAAGGGTGTATATCAATCTGTAGCATATTATTCTCCTTACACTATTTGTTAAGATTATTATACGTGTCATAAGCACGTTTTGTCTGTTCATTAATGTTGCCTGCATTTTGACGCTGTTGATTAATATCTGCAACATCATAAACTGAATAGCCCTGACCCAATGTATGCCCAAGAAATGGTGTAATAAGCTGCGCGTACATTGGATTTTCAGCAATGTACTCTTTTGCTTTATCAAGTATTCTTGACATCTGCCCGAGTTGATTAAGATATTGCTGCTTACTTGTTTCTCGGGTAAGCTCAGCAAGCTGCTGTTGCTCATGTAAAAATTTATTCAATTCTTGTCTAAATTGATAATCTGATAAATTCATAGCAGCTAATTGGTCAACGTACCTGTTTGCAGCATCATACTGCCATTGGTCAACTTTACCTTGTAATTGTACACGTAAAGCTTGCCTTGCGTAATCGAGCTGTCTATTACGAGACATTTGTCGCATCTCTTCTGTTTCAATTGTAGGTCTTTTATACTTATCTTCTGCTTGTCCTAAATTATACGTACCAGTACCTGATGCAAATGAACCACCTAAACGAAGCTGTTCTTGTGGCTTATTATTATACGCATCAGCTTTACGAGATAAATATAGCGTATTATTGAAAGACTTATTGTTCAAATTACCTTGCGGATTGTTTTTTGCTATATTTCTATGCTGCTCTTTATATAACTGTTTTGCAGGTATTGCTGTACTATCTGCGTATAACTTATCAATGTCGCTATTATGCTTTTGCTTATTAGTGTCACTCGCAGTAATAGCATTATCTGTATAATTCTTTTGCGTAGAGTATTCGCCTGAAATATGAGGACTTGCAAAACCTGACAATGAACCTACATTTGATGTATAAGCATCAGTACTTGACATAATTATTCCTCCTCAAATTTCTGTTTATATTTGTCTTGCATTCTGCGTGTAGCGTCTATTGAGCTACCATTCAGAGCTTGTTCTGCTGCAAGTGTAGCATACGTACGTGCTTTTTCTTTTTCTGAAGTAATATCATTTGTCACATTCTTTATAGTCTTGCCTATGGTTGAAGCGGCTGTATTCAATGCATTACCAGAGAACATGTGCTTTGCAGCAGCGTAATCTCTTAACATATCAAGCATATTATTAGAATGCGTAAATGGATTAACTGCTCGTTTAAATGCTTGTTCTTGCATTGCATTTTTTTCGCCATAAAGTTTAGCAATATTACCTGCAGCTTCAGTAGCATTAGCAGCGCTCTTTAGCGCATTACGTATAAAGAGTTCTTTTTGAGAAGGCATCATAGCATTGTAAATCGTTTCTGCGTTATTCTTATCTTTACCACGTTTTAAGTCTTGCATATCTTTTACATCACGTTCATTGACGCCTTTACCACCTATACCAAACTGCTTACTCAAAACAGTTTTTAGCGCACTATCTGGGTCAGTACCTTGTTTTATTAATTCATCAAAAGGTCCAGCCATTGTGTCAACAGCACCACCGAGTGCACTAGAAATAATACCACGGCCTATTTCAGAATTAGCAATAACATCTATTATGTCCATTATAGTCCTCCAAGAACTTGTTTTAACTCTTTAAGTTCACGAGCTAAATCGCCAATAGCTCCGGCGTTCATCATAGCAAGCCTAGCAGTATCCACAGATTCAATACCATCTTCATTCTTATGAATACAAGCAGGATTAACTTGTTCAATATCTTGTGCCATCGGCCCTATGTGTTCAACGCTACTATCGAGCGATTTATCATTAGGATTCAATTCTTGCGCTTCAGGTTTATACGTATATAGATAATTGCGGATATGCTCAGCGTATCCGTCAAGAACTGATTTGTCCCATTGTGACGACTGGCGGTCATTGTAATCATAATCTTTATCGTCAACTGTGAACTTTGAGCCATAAATATTGGCAAAGTTGCTATAATCTTCATCTGTAAGACTATTATTTGCAATGTGGTCTTCCAGCTGGTAGTCGATTAAATTCCTCAATTTTTGAGCTAGTTTTATAATGCCTTCCTTAGGCATTTGAAATTTAGGAGTTACGTGACCAGCCATTGAATTCCAGAAACCTGTCAAATCGTACGTTGTCTGCGATGAAGAATCTGTGTTTGCTACTTTTGGATTAAGCGCTAGATTTAAAAGAATATTTTTACATCTAGCATCACTCTTTGTATCCACAGTATCCTGCATGAAAACATTACCATTATTAGCAGTATTCATTTTACCATTCTGCCACCTTGTTGTTGCGTTAGTACGCCATGCTTTAGAAAATTCAGGATTACTTTGTTCAACAAGCACGCGTAACTTATCTGCAACTTGCGGATTATTATTTGGGTTAGCATTCCATAATGCTGTTGTTTCTTGTGAAGCAGGTAGTGGAGTATAATTATTATCCTGTACAAACCGTAATGCTTCTGCTTTTTGTTTATCATCATAAGCATTTGGATTTTTTTGCGTGTTCCAGTTTTTTGACGTAGGGTCATTATAATACGTCAAAACATTTAATACACTCTGCCAGTCTGTTTGATAACCATCAAGTGGGTTTTCAGATGGTTCTTCTACAGCATCTTCTTCAGGAGAATCTTCATCACTATTATCTGTATCACCAGAGCCAGTATCTGTATTATTTGAATCGCCACCTTCATAGTCCCCCATACTCAAACGTTCAGACGTGTTAACGTCATTATTATAATCACGTGAAGCTACACGTAACTGTGATGAATCATGTGCAACTGCATCAGCAGCTTGTTCATCATTGACTTGCCTTGTAAAAGCATCTTCTGCTTTATCAAGTTGTGCAAGATTCATATTTAAGCGGCCTTCATAGTCGCCATTTGTATAATCTCTTAGAGCTACGCCACCTTTTCCAGCAGCTGCGTTTCCCTGCATTTTGCGCATATTACGCATTGCGTCAGTAGCGCCAGCATCTTTGTCAGCTTCAGACCTATAATCTGTGTTATATTGCTGTATGTGCTTTTGACCTACTTCGCCATGCATTGCAGCTGATTTTGTATAGTTCTGCGCTGCTTGATTCGCTTTATCTGCTTGATAGTCAAGTGCATTGCCTTTCAATGTACCATTGAAATCATGTAACGCCTCTTTAGCGTTACCTCTAGAAATATCTGTTACTGTTTCATTTGCATGTCTAACTGCGTCTTGTATAGCGCCCTTTGCATCGTTTATAGTAATATTTTCTAGTTTCTTTTTAACAGCGCCAGCTACACTGCTCTCTTGCTTTGAAGTTTGTGCGTTTTGCTGCTTACTTTGATTTTCTGCGTTAGCCTTCGTAGTATCTACTGTTGTCTTTATATAATCATCAATATCATCGTCAGTAATAGCTTGAGCATTTTGCTGAATATAATTTTTATAAGCAGCAGCTGCTGTATTCTGTTTTTCTTGTATTTCAGCTTGCTGCTTTCTCATGTTATCATCATAAGCTGACTGATACATAGACTTGTATGCTGCTGCAGCATCTTGCCCTTTTTGTAAAGCAATACGCTGTGCATTGCGTGCAGCTTTTGTTGCTTCTGTTGAAGCTAAATGAGTATCTGGTGTTAAATTACGAGCAGCTGTATACTGTTTTTTTATTTCAGCGTATTGTCTTGACAGCATAAAATACCTCTATCAGATTACGCCGTAGTTGCGTTTAAAGTTTTCTGTAACGACATATCTACGGTTTCCTGGTAATATTACTGTACTACCCATCGGTGCAGAAGCAATACCTTGCTTTACAGCTTTGTCATTTTTCATTACTGTTAAATCGATTGTTGGTGCTTTACCTGTCAGATTTGTCGGCATACCAGCAGCAGATTTAGGTATCTCTACTTTTTTAGGTGCTTCTTCTGCTTTAGGGGCTTCTGCTTTTTTAGGAACACTTGTTTTCTTTACATGCTGCTTTGCCCAGTCAATATCGCCTTGTTTCAAAATATATCGTTGCCCATTACTACGAATAATGTAATCGCCAACATTTGCGCCAGCTACACCTGCATTTGTATTTGCTACTTGCTTACCAGCACTTTCTGTTTTTATAGTTTCTGTTTCTGCTGGCTTCTTTTCTGTTTCAGCTTGTTTCTTTTCTTCTTCAACGGGCTTTTTATCTTCAGCTTGTTTCTTTTTTTCTTCTTGATGCTTGGCTAAATTTTTTTGCATCGCATCCATACCCCTAAAGAATGAATTCATTTGGTCGAGTCCTTGAAATCCACTTACTGCCATTTTCTGCCTCCTTAAATTATTGTAGTACGTATTTACATGTAATGTAAATGTATTATAATTCTTGCTTACTTGTAATGTCAACCTGCTGCGTAAGCTGCGAAGTTCTATTGTTTGTGACGAGCTTTATATCACAAGAAATATTTGATATTGCGATATAAGCATCAGACCATATAAATAAACGTTCCCTATTACCACAACCATTATTACTGCTATACTTGAACGTATAATAGCCATACTGGTCTACTCTTGTAAACAATTCTTTTGTAAGGAATATGTGTGTAGGTCTAGTTTTTACAAAGCCACCAGGTGTCATTGTTTCAGCGCATATATTAACACAAGCATACGTTGTTTCATTATAAATGTAATCCATCTCAGCAGGCCAGCAGAATGTTATCGTCCACTCATAACGATTATCATTATCTGAACTAGTGCCCAATGCACTCGTAACAAGTATAAATGGATTGTGTGTCCAACCTTTTACACCTGACACCTCTGTACAAACATCTGTATATATAGAATTATACACGCGCTGTTTACTGAATACTTCTCTTGGTATCTTTTGCCAATAATTCAGATTACTCTTTATTGATTCAAGCATATACTCTGTGAATATATCTCTGTTAATTATAACTCTATTAGGTCCTTGATATGCAATACCAGATGGCAAAGATACAACTTTGTACCAAGACTTATCATTGAATATTGTTGTAATAGGCGGTGGTAACTCTCCAGTCACTTGATTTTTTGACAGTATAGGTACGATAATATTATCCGTTTCTGTATCTGTATCTTTTACATTAGATTGTAGTCTTGTAAAAGATATTAAGCACGGCATAATGACTTCTTGATTTATAAAATCATAATAGCCATTTTTAATGTTCCTAAAACGTTCCATCATATCCATTTTAGTTATATTAGTACCACCACTATAAACGTAATAGCAGCGTGTTGCTTGTGAATATAAATATGCCTCAGTTGGCGACGCACCTATAAATGTCAATCCTAGTACAGGTACTAAGTCTGTTACAATTTCAATTGCATCTTTAACTACGACAGAGCAAATATATTCAGATGTCATACGATATGTCTGCTTGCCAATTGTGAAATCAACAGACGTTGTAGCTTTATACTCAGAATTTTCATATGGTGCTTCTGTTGTTAAGCTAGTAACGCCTTCAATGACAAGTAATGGCATTGATGTATACGTCTTAATAACAGCAGGTAATACTGATACTTGTTCAGAGAAAACAGGTATTGCAAATCTTGGCTGGTCTTTATCTTCCCCTGGAGCACCCCCTAAATATCCTTCACCTTTAGCGTAATTAGTTAGCTGCGTAAATTGCTTATCAAAGTTTGAATTTGTTTGAATTGGCTTACTACTAAAATTACCAAGCAAGACATTTGGATACATTTTATTTGACCGCTTGAATGTATCATTTATTTCAAAAGAATAATAGAATGCTCTATAGTTCTTGTTTAAACCTGGTGTACCTACCAAATCAATTAATCTATAGCCTATACCATCAAAACCATGATATAGAATGTTATTATATATGCAATTATACCCTGTTGTATTAAATGCAAGTACAGTAGGTGTTATAGCAAAAGGTCGCATGTATTTCTTAGAAATACCTCGCTTAACTTCAACAGCAACATAAGAACATGCTACGCCGCAGAATGCATCAGTTATTACAATATTTGACGGCTCAGAGTTTATTATCTTAGTATCTTTGCAAGTTACCCACATAACTGTACCCATAGAACAAGTCATTGACAAGTTCCATGACTTATCAATGATATAATCTTGGTATAGTGAATCCGTAAATGCAGGGTCACTTACACTGATATTTTGATTACGGAAAGCTTGCTGGGGCAAGAAAGATTGTACGCCTTCTACTTTTGACATATCTGCAGGTAATCTACGTTCTGTAACAGTGCCATAGCAACTAGCTCTATAATATGGAACAGTACCCTTACCAGCATATACAATCATATCAGCATTGTTATTGCTATTAAAGTTGCTGTGACTGTTATAGTTAGGAAACTGTGAAAGCTTTGGTTTGTTTACGCAGACGTTTATACTAGTCAAAGCAAAGTTAAAAGGTGCAGGTGACGTAGGCGTATAATAAGTTCCAACAGGCAAGGAATATTCCCAAGATGATTCTTTTATGACTGAATTTACAGTTTCATCATGATATATCAAACCATCAGATGGTACGTCCCAACAAGGCCACATGAATGACTCGTTCTTTTCGCCGTATTTGTGTCGTGTCTCATTAAATACATTTCTTTTTTCAGGCAAATTATTTGTACGTAAGATAACGCCAGAATTTTGCTGGAATACGTCTAGCACTTGATAAACAGCTTGCCATGCTGTTCTTAATGCAATATATGCAGCATATGCAACACCTTCAGCAATAAGCAATGGTATACCACCTGCGCCACCTGTGCCACATATTGTTGTTTGTGCTGCAACTTCACGAGAACCAGTTGCTGCTTTATATGCAGCGTCAAGAACATTTACATACAACTCACCTTGATATTTCGTTAATGCACTAAGAACAAAGTTCAATGCAGATGCTTCGCCTTTAACGTTATGCACAGTGCTTGATTGCGCAACGCAGTCAGCAACAAATCTATGTTCGACAAAACCAGGTCCAGCAAATATTTCTTGTTTGTCAGATGTTGAATAAAACATGTCTAATGTACGTACGCCTGTTACTTGTGTCGTAGCTGCTGTGTCTTTACCATCAGGAGTAAGTGTAGATAATAGCAATGCATCGCTAGCATCTGCAGCAAATGAACTTAATACTGACGATGCTTCATTAACCAATGTCTGCTGCATACTTGAATTCAAAGATTCAGAGCTGGTATTGCCAGACTTACTGTTTACATTATCAATCATAGGTAACATATTAAGACAGAATTTGATAAAATCACCTTCTGTGGAGCCTAAATCATTACGAGCTGTCTGTGTTACTGAACGTTTATCAAATGTAAATTCTTCAGTGAGTAAAGTAGACTGCGTACTTCTTATATTATCTTGCTCTGTATATTCTTGTTTAAGTCCCTGTTCTGTGTTAAGTTTATTTTCTTTAGTAGGGTCTACTTTATATGCATCGCCTTTTCTAGAGTTATAGTGTACATAAGCGTATTCGCCTAATGTTTGCTGTAAGTAAATACAAGACACAAAGCGAGGAGCTAAGAAATATATTGAAGGATAACTGGTTGCTACACAGAATGCTTGCCAAGCACCATTAGCTAGATTACTACTACCTTCAGGAATCATCTTAGCAATAGGGAATGGAAGAACTCCAATGTCACCAATATTAGAAGAATTGAATGACGGACTTCTGTACACACAAGTGTATTTATTCGTTATAGGTAGTTCTTTAATACTGTACTCACCATCAGATAAATACTCTAGATGACTGACAATTCCATTCAGAGTGTTCGTAATATACCACTGCTGCTCAGCAGTCCCTACAATACACTCATTAAGAGCATACAGCTCGTCAATACTCTTGACTTCTTTAATTATATTACTGTCGACAAGATGAGATAAAGGCTGCACAGTAGCATTGAAGCCTACAAGAGAATCAAAATATATAGACGGAATTTCACCACCTGTTAAATCACCTTTAACACTTACGAAGCCATAGCCAAGTATACAGCGTTCAATATAACCATTAAGATTGTATACTACACACCATTGTAATAAATTATTATCACAATGTATACCTATGAACAATCTGCTGTCACGCACAGTGCATGTAATCTTAGCACAAGACAGTACATAAGCTGCAGTAATACGTTTATATGTATAAAGATTACATTGTAAAGCAGCTGATATAGATTCACAGAGTTGCGTACCAAGTGCTTTTTGCGTAACGGATAGTGTCAGTGTATCTATGTGCTGAAGTTCATGTAATGGGTCATAAATGTTAACAGATATGTCATTCAAAGTTGCTGCAGACAGCGTTAGAAATAGCGCATGAGAATTATTACCATACGCTGATGAGCATAAGTAATAATCATCGTTATTCAGTAAATTTGTCCTATTAATGTAATATACGTCTTGCCAATTATCACCATACCAATCATGTAATGAGCTCATTTTCTTACGCAAAATAAATTCATAATTCGTAAGACTTAGTGTGTGCTCAGCATCAATCCACCAGAAACGTTCAACATCAGCAGTAGAACTCCAATGCTGCTTGACAAGCTGATACTCATTATCTGCGTCTAATTCACCAATACGTTTAGTTTTGTTACACTTACGTATATCTGTACTCATTACACCTATACTTGATTTACCATTAAATTTATCAAGGTCAATACTATAATTTTTATTATTGATACGATGTGTTAGAATGCTATTAAGTAATGTGCCCTGCTGTGTCTGTGGAACTGTACAAGTAAAAGATGCTGTATCAATATAATCAATAAGTACATTCTGCACACCGTTTACAGTGTTAATTGTTAACGGGTAACTACCTTCAATTTGCTTCTGCTTATAGTTATAGACTATTGTTTTATCTCTTGTACTTATATTTATCTTCTCTGCAGTAATATTACGTACAGAAAAATCTGTTCTTTTAGTAATAACAGGTATTCTTGCATTAATTATGAAATTTATAATCGCAGATATTTTTAATTCTGCTCTTATGTAATCAGCAGGTTCCACTTCACATGCTGCAATATTGACGTGCGTAGAAATACCTTCAATGGTCAAATCAAAGTCTATAGCAGGGATTATAAGCTTGTTCTCTACATAATCGTATCTGCAGACAATATCATGGCTATAATCTAGAGCAGTTATTATACCTGCTGTAGTACCTGATTCAAAATCGAATTCATTAAATGTTATATTCATACTCTGCAGCTGTCGTAATACACTATCGTAATATTTATGCTGTAGGTATGTGCCTGTTGAAGGTAAGCTAATGGAGAACGTACTAGAGTCAAATGTATATGTATAATTAATTGTAGATGCAAGTTGCATTAGTGTAAGTTCATCTGATAACTGCATATTACCAGTTGTATTTGATGGGTCACCAAACACAATTCCAGGTATGTAATAACTTGCTTTTATTTCATTCCTAGCATCATCGTATTTTTTACCAGCAAAAAATAAATAACTCTCATCTGTTAAAGGTTTTAGCTTTGTTAAAAATGTCAGCTTATTTCGTGATATAGATATATCTGCAAGTTCTATATCAAATAGTGCATGAGATAAGCCCATATCTCTATCAGCAAAAAGTAAATTACCAGCATCAGATGTAGGCATTTCAATAATGTCAAATGCTTGAGCCCTCAAATTATTTAGCTCTGTTTTGGTATACATCTGCTTCAGCTTTATTCGTTTGCAGACATACGAAGCAATAGGCATACAAAAATATGTATATGAACCATTTGTAAACTTTGTCATGTTTTCTATTTTTGATATACCTGAATTAAAAGTAACAGTTTCTGCAGGACCAGAGTCAAAAATCCATGATTTCTTATTCTTAATATATAGCTCACGCATCCATGTCTTAGAAGCGTCATTACTTGTAACACGAATCTCTGTAAAAGATTCTACCTTTTTGTTCATGTACTTAGGTACTGTAAATGAGCCTGGACTTACAATAAAGTTTACAATACCGCTATTACCACTAGGTAAATTAAGAGATTCTGTAAATATTTCTTCACCACTTGGAATGATAAAACCATAATTAGAACTGATAAAGTCACTACACAGTATATCACAGCTAACTTCAGCTCTTGCAATATCACCAGTACTAGTACCATTATCTTTACTGAACTCAAAACTTATATAATATTTGGCAAGAGTTACACGAGCACTTGTACTGTACATACTAGAAACATCTCTAGTATTCTCGTAAATTTTTGCAGTAACAGGTATTGCAGTATCATAAGCGCCATTATATAGACGCACATTACTCTTATTTAAACAGAAAATATACACGCGTATAATATTTGTATATTTTGCATTATAAGCTCCTTGTTCAGTACAAGTGTATGTTTTACATGTACAAGGCGCAACATACGCAATAGACAATTCTTTACTTTCTGTAACAATATCACTGTAATTAAGATATTTATTAGACGATTCTAGGTATATGCTATCTTGTGGCGAACTATACAATGGGTACCAGCTATTCCAATTTTGGTTCCAAGCTGTAACAAGTGAATTATATTCTGTTTCATTTGGATGTGCTTTTTTATCAATATAATCAAAATCATACACTGTATTGAATGTGTAGACTTTACGAGTCCTGTTATAATTAGGATTATTAACAAGCCATGTATGCTGACGTTCAGATTCTGTATACGCTCCAAGAACCTTAGCTTTGAAATCATTTAGTTCAGTGATAGCATTAATACCATCTGTCCAGTAACAAGGTGTAGATATACCGTCAATAAGAATATTAAAGCAAGGTACGTACTCAAAAGGCCATAAGTAATCATCATCAGAATATACTGCAGACACACGTGTATACGTACTACCAATATACGTGCCATTAGCGTCATAAACATCTTGATAATCAACAGGTTCTTGCTCACTAGAGTATAATTGTATGTTGCTACTATTTACATGAAATATTTCTTTGAGCAGCTCTTCATCTGTATAGCCGTTATCTGAAATATATTCAAAGTCATTTAAATCATCGACAGTGTCAGCATCATCGACACGGCGGATACTACGTAAGCCTGAAATATCAGACATAACCTGTAAAGAGACATTACTCTGCCAGTCAAAGATGTTATTATGCGTGTAATAATCACTAGGCTTGATGCTCAGATTATTTACAGTATACCCTGAACCCATTAATTTTTGTATGCTTTGCTTTGTACACGACTTAAAGCAGGACAAACTTAAAGGTACATACTTTGAAGCAAAATTGTACTTATAAGGGTTCCAAGCTTCACCTGTAGCGAGAACATTTTCAGCTGTAATTTTACAATAACGATGGGCTAATGTAACTTGTGTCCATGCTGTTGTGGACAATGACAGAGTATGTTCAGCATCGTCAAATACAGTTTTATAAATAATTGTAGTATTCTTTATAGGCGATTTAAGTTGGACATGGCCTCTATTAGCTGGTAGTTCTGCAGAATTTGTTGCTGCAGAGCCTATTTCACAACGCATAGTAAACCACTGTGGAATACGATACTTAATATCTGCATACTTGTCATGCATGCAATCTATAACATTGCTAGTAACAGATGTAGTAATTTTATTAAATTCACACAACGTTGAAGCATTCTGTTGAATTAATGGAGTTTTATCAGTAGTAGATAGACACTTGTTATCAGTAACAAATTTATAAACAGAGCTATTAACTTTATAATCAACGCTACCATCTGTAATAGCATTGATATTAGCGTCTGCTGTGAATGAAGAATCATCAATAACTGTGACAGCTACACTTGTATTATACATAGTGATATTAAGCGTCTGCGTATCTGCGTTATACGCAAATGCGTCAGACCACATAACATCAGAATCTTGAGCATTAGTAAATGCATATTCACTTTCATTGCATTTCAATGAACTTGCTTGTGTGAATGAGAAGTCAATATTAATAGCTGAGTCATCATCTACAATTTCAAAAGTTGTACGTAATGAATCATCAGTATGCGCATTCAGCGTATAATTGCTAGCACTGTGCAATGTGGCTGTATTCGTTGAAGAATTCCATTCAATGGAAAATGGTACATCCTTAAATTTGCCAAATAATGTATTTGTATCTTTATCAACAGTCACATTAGGTAACGAGCATGATTGCAAAATAAAATCTTTATTAACCAAAAAAGATATTATTTCTTTACTCAATTCTTCATTATCATACGCTGTAAGTCTGTATGTTGGATTATCATTCTGCTTTACCAGCGTGAAATACAAATCATCAATCTTTTGACTGAAGATATTATATATAAAGTCGTATACATTCCAATCAGCAGCCCAACCATTTTGCTCGTAACGTAAACTGTTCGGCAAATATTTTCCTTGATATTTTTGCCAGTTATGCTGGAATGTAGGAGAATTTACTGGCACAAGCATGTCACTAGAAGATATATCAAGTGGCGCATCGAGATTGATATTTGTTTTATTGCTGTTATCCATTTACTTCTCCTATAAGATTACTTCGCCATATTTAATTGCGTCAACAAATGCAGCGATTAAGAATTCATGTACAGAATCAGGTACATTAATATTTAATGCTTCAAACTTAACAAGTGATGCTGCTAACAATAATGTTACTTGATTTTTGTCTATGTAATAAGGTAATGTTGCATAATTATATTCGCCTTTAATCACACGTAAAAGAACACGAGCAGTACTCAATTTGACGTAATCAATAGGCTCATTGCGTGAAGCCATCTCATCACTCAATGGGTCATTGACATGTACAGGTTTCAATGACACATGTGCTGTAGTTACAAGCTTATAAACAGAAGGCCAGTCAATGCTATAATTATTCTCTTCATCTGTTTTATAGCCTGCAAAATATGCTACTATATTACAAAGAACGTCTGTAATAAAATCAGATAGTCCAGCTAATTGTGCTTGGAATATGCTATCTCTTGTCTGGTCAAGCGCGACAACAGCTGCAGCTGAACGCATGTTATTCATATCAAATGTACTACTTTGTAAACCAGCAAGCTCATACATAATCGATTTATATTCTGTTACAAGCGCTGTAAGTTCAGAATCAATCGGTGTTGGATTTATAACTGTACACAATGTGTCCAATGGCCTTGTTGAATCAACGTACAGGCATTCACCTGAACCATTAGTAATACTACGCATAGCTATCTCAACATCACTGTTGAATATAGGCGTTGCACCTTTATACATACGTATAAGCTGCTGTATTTTTGCATTGATTTTATTTACTTCTCTCTGAACAGGGTACAATAAATCAAACAAGCTTGTAGTAGTGACTGCCGAAAATCCAACATCCCATTGCATAATAGAAACAAGAACCTTAGGGAAAGGGTATATCTTTGCAGGTAAAACTTTACCATTTATAGTAACATGGCATGTCTGCGTTAAACAATTAAAATACATACAGAAATCAACTGAAACAGTGTCAGTAAGATTTTTCTTAATTTCCTCTCTCTGCTCTTCAGTACATGTTTCAAGATATTTAATAGCTTCAGCTGTAGGAAAAGAGTAGTTCCTATACAGCATCTGTGTTATACTGTGTGAAGTCATTTGACTTTCAAATAAACCTACTTCATAATCAGACGCTTTAATTAATTTACCAGTAAATGGGTCAACAAAAATGTAACTGTATCCAAGAATAGATGCATCATGAAATACTTCTGTACACAGCCTGTTCACGTTATTCTGTTCTATAAGCATTCGTATAATGCGTTCAACATCATCATGGTACACAATATATTCAAACGTCTGCTCTTCAGAAATCAAAAACGGCGTAAATTTTATAGTACCAAGTCTCGATGTAACTTGGTCAACGATTTGCTTCAAATAGTTCATTGCAATACCAGAGCCTGTATCTGAGCGCTCTTGGTCTAATTGCGTAAATGCTTGCGCATTATATGTGCTATATGACCATGTACTATGTCGTAATGACTGAAACTTCTTATTGTAGAATGCACAAATTTTTAAATACTCTACAGAGTATTTCATTTCAATAACATTATTCAAACGGCTAAAATCTGCAGATATTTCTTCAGGTATAGACCAATTATCAGTAGAAGCGCCTGGATACAGTGTAGGTCTACTGACTTGAAGAACGTTGTCAAATTCATAATTAATACCATTTACTCTCATATTAACAACCTCGCATACAATTGAATACGTCAATTATATCATTAAAAGACGCCTGCTGTGAGTCCTGTGATAAATCACGTATAATCTGTTTTGCTGTTGTATCTGATATAAGAAGGTCAGGGTCCTCTTTAAATGTATCATAAAATATATCTCGTGCAGATGCACCTGCTTTCTTCTTTTTATCAAAGCTACTCATTGTATCAGAAAACTTATCCAAATCCAATTTGCGTTTTGGTAGTATTTTTGTAAATACAAGCTCCTGAGGAAAATCACGCTGTGTAGTTAATGAATCATTAATTACTTTATTAGTTGTAATTAAATCATCAAGGTCAGCGCCTGCAAGATATAGTTCAGTATCCAAAGGAAGTGAATCATACGTATCTTTTATCGCACGTAGAACATGCTCATACTCTGCATCAGCATTTGCATCTGACATTCTGTTTAATGCTTTAGTAAGTGCGTTATTACTCATGTAATACGTTGGCGTCATTGACTGTTTAAAATCATTCCAAAGTGCATCCATATCACTAGAGTATTGGTCAGTTGCTTCATCCATACCAAGGTCTTTGACAATATCATCAAATTCTTTATGCCATGCATCAGAATATGCCCTAGTTATATTAGAATTAGCTCTACTTATATTAGATAGTGCACGTTCAAAATTATTGTCATCGAGGTCTTTTTCAGCTAAATCAATGTACTGCGTAAATTTTTCATTCTTACCATACGCTGTGTTTGGTCTTAATTTTATTTTTGCAATAAATTCACGTAGATATGCTGAAATAACCTTGGCTGTGTGCGGCTCTGTTGCCATATTAAAAAACTGAGGGTCAGTAAGAAATGAAGAAAAATCTACAAACTCAGACGCTGAAGTTGGTCTACCTATAACAGATAAACCTTTTCTGTATTTAGGTATAAAACTTTTAATAGGTTCATGTGGGTCCTGCTTCACATAAACTTCATCAGGAGCGTCATCTGGTGGCCAATTGTCAAGCTTATATTTTTTGTTACTTTCCTGTTCTTCACCAACTTTTGCTTTAGAAACTTGCGAATGCGTTGTGTGCATTTCATTCTTTGCAGAGACAAACGGTGAAACCAAATTGCCATCGTTATCTCTATTATAAAACCTAAAAACATAATTACCAGTCATCAAACTACCTCACGCTATTATTCTGTATAAATTTTGCAATTGCTACACTGTCATCAAGATGGTTAAATATATCATCATCAGGGTCTACAATACTTGAATGCTTATCTACATGTATTTTGATTGTTTCATTAAATCTATTCGTAACAGTAAAAGTAACATCACTGCCTAAATTAGCTTTACGCATAAGAAATATAAGATAATCTGTAGACCAAGCTTGTTTCTCAAGAATTCGTAACGCTTTTCTACGTTTAGCTTGTTCAAATAATATTGCGATAAGCTGTTTGAATAATGACGGTTCCTTATCATGCTTTATTTTCATAGCATACCTCTTAAATATTATATTAAGATAATTCTACTAAAGTAAATGTAGTAAAATTAACAGCAACCTATTGCATTCCACATAGCATAACGCAATGCAGGCAACAAATCTGGATGATAAGCTCCTTCATCAATTTCATTAAATATCTCTCCATTCTTACCACGTAACAAAATAGTAGACATACATTCATGTACAACTTTACTTTCAGCCATGAGTAACAAGCGTCCAGTACGCATACAATCGTCAATCTTATCCCACATTGTCTTCTTGTCTGTTTTATGTGCATTACGTATATCCAATGAAAGCTTCTTCTCTTCACCTTCTTCTGTAACATAAGGATATTCTATAGACATGCATAGTTCTTGTGTAATATGCTGGTCATTACTATCTGCGTCCCATAAAATACGTTTATTCGCTTCATGTTTTGACATATTAGGAAAGAACTGCAAAGCCATATCCCATGCTTCATATACTTTTGATTTTAAATACTCAAGCTGTGATATTGTTTTATCTTTAATATCATAGCGATTAAATTTAGCTTCATAAAACTGAAAGCCTTTTTGCTCATCGCCAGACCACGCAATACCAATTATAGCATCACTATCAGATACGCCATAGTCAATACCAAACATGACACGAGTAATGTTATACTGAGGTATGCTATCAATAGGATTATATGTGTGCACATTTGGATACAACAGAAGGTCATCGTCATATGCCCACTCTCCATTATACTCACGTCGTGCAAATGGAGAATCCCATGTAAGTCCTTTTTCAGCAAGAACATTTTCAACATAAGCTTCACGAGCAGCTATATCGACAGGGTGAGGGTTATCACGCCATGTCCACTGGAAGTGAGGTACTTCCCATGTCTTCCAAGCATTCTCACCATACGTTCCTTTAATCTGTGGCGGTGTACCAGCACAAATAAATTTGTAATCATCTGCATAATCCATCTGCATAGGCTGTAAAACTTCACGTTGTAAATATTCAAGCAAATCAGACTTAAGATGGAAGAATTCATCAATAACAATTACTTTTGCTTTGTTACCACGAATCTGGTCAGGGTCTTTTGTATTAGACAAACCACGAACAAGTATCTTAGAGCCATTGTCCATATGACGCCAGTTAAATGGTCTTCCTTTTTTATCACGAAGATTACATGTTTGAATAATCTCATTCATTGCAGAATCAACTAACTCTTCTGTTAATTCCATTGTTTCACCAATATAGATACACTTAGTGTTAGATTTCCTCAAGCACTCAATCAATGCTGCTGCAACCAAGAGATGCGTCTTACCTGCACGACGTGAGCAGCAAATAAGAATAGTGCCATTACCAGCATTCAGAACCTGTAACTGCTTATCAAACAGTGTATGAATAATCATATAAATATTATATGCATTATCATAGTCAAGCTCAGCAGCACGTGCTTCAACAGGTCTACCTTCAACACGGTCAATTAAGTATGTCAAAGCCTTTGTGTCTTTTCTAAGCACAGCATTAACATAAAGCATACGGATAACATGGTCACGTCGTTTTTCACCAGGCATCGGCATTACAGCAATTAAATCCTGTACATCACCAAGCTCTTTTCTAGCCTGTGCTACACGAGATTCTAGCAACTTATATTGCCCTGTGCTGAATGTAATAAATCCAGAAGGCGTCTCAACGCCGCCATTAAATAAGGCAGCATTGCTTATATTCGTCCATCTAGCGTAACACTTTTCAGCAACAGCTAGTGCATAATCAGCATCCTGCTCAACAAATGTGCGAAGAGTCATGTGCTGCATTGCAGCCACTTCATAAACTGATTCTGTATCTGTTTCGACAACTTTTGCAGTTTTAGGTATTCTCACGCCTGCAGGTTCAGCAAGCATTTCTTTTGACAAAGCTGTCATTGACTTTATATCTATTTTTTCAGTCTTGTTTTCATTCTGTTCTGTAGGCGCAAGAATATTCATTACAATACCTCTATATAACTAATCTGTGATAATGTACTTTTTACAGCATCATATTTATCTGCAGGAATACGTATACGGATAATCTTATGCGCTAGGTCTTTTTTAATGGTAGGTACCTTTTGAACAGGCGCTACGTACTTTTGTATTGAAGGCGTAACGTACTCAGGAATACTAGCAGTAAATTCCAAGACACCTTTCTTTGTCATCTTGCCATACTGTGATGAGATTTGGAGTAAAGCTTTTCTAGCTTCAGCTTCTGTCTGCGCTTGTACAAATAGACAAGGGAATTCCTGTTTTAAAATATCAGGCTGTTCAACAGATAACAATAGTAATGCTTCTAGTCTACCGTGACCATCAAGTAGACTGTTCTTATTGTCATGTCTCCAAATAACAAAGGGCATGACAAGACCATCACTGACAAGTGACTTAGTCAATTCACTAATATCAGTGCCATCTCTCTTCTTCAAGTTACCTTGAAATGGGCTAATATCTAGCAGTTTAATGCTATCTTTTGCTTTGCATAATATATTAATCATAGAACACCTCTAATTTAATTTTCAATAAAAACAAAGCAATTGTAAATGTAGTAGATTTATAAGCGCACGAGCAACGATGACAGATAAAAGCAACGATATGCTATGAAGAACAACATTACATGCTGCTATTTTAATATATTCATTTTATCAATGTACTGTCTAATTTTTATGGTTCCTTTTTTCAATTTGATTTTCCACAATTTTTTGAAACTCAGACTGACTTAATTTTATTTTAAAAATAGCATAATATATTTATAATTTCATATAATATAATAAAATAAATATGGACACTACATTTATAAAAATGGCCCAGGTATACGTTTATATAGGTGTTGTTCACTATAGATATATTAAAATTTAATTTATGTTGTTGCGTGATTTTTCTTCATCGCAGCGTGTTGCATGCGTCGTTCTTGCGCAAACTGTGAAGTATAACTTGTGTTTTTGTAGCATGTACATGTCGCGAGGTTCGTTCTTGTAACAACGCATTGCTTCAGTCTGGCTTAGTGTTACTAGTGTCTTGATTAACTAGCCCGTTTTCTTTTTCTAGAATTTTGGTAAAAAATTGTCTGTGCTTGTTTTTGTATCCAGGTACCTTGAGGTATTTATATAATATAAGGTTAGAGGCTAAAAAACCCAGAAAATAAATCTAATAGCCCCTAACCGAGGAGTACGATATGAAAATGACAAAGGAATTTATGGACAGCTGTAAGGCTAATGGCTGGTGTAATGGCTCAGGCGAATTCTTCATTGACCCATGGACCCAGGAACCCTTCACAGAGGTTACGCCTCGTAGTCAGGATTCAAAGGTCGGCCGCGTTAAGGTCATAGCATCAAATGGGGAAAGCCTTTGCATCTCAACTAAGTGCTGGACAAAGGACGAAAAGGCTGCTGCAAACAACAAGAGGAAGGATTCTGAAGGTACAGGCACACCTCGTAGCACAGCTAATTCCACAAAGGCAGATGAGCTACGTAAGGGACTCTTGACCTTGAAGGACATCCTGCACAACATGGAACAGCTCAAGGGCACAGACCTGAAGGATATTGATACGATTATCGACAATATCATGCCACCTGACCCGATGGTAGCAAAGGCTGAAAAGCTTGCCAGCGGAATGACACCAGAACAGAAGGCAGCACTTCTAGCCCTCCTGCAGGCTGAGGAAAAGCCACAGGCTGAGGAAAAGCCACAGGCTGAGGAAAAGCCACAGGCCTAAATAAATCAAGGGTCCAGCAACAGTACAATGTAGCTGGACCTAGATGCAGATACATTTTGACGAGTGTATCTGTATACAGGGGAGTTTCCCTTGATTTATTGAGCACAGAATTTTACACCTGGGTGTGAGAATTATACTGACGCACTAGTAGTGTAACATGAGAGGTATGCTATGTATGAAATCAAATTGACAGTTGCTGATGTATTCAGCAAGAAACTTGATTTATCTAGGTTTTCGCAGTGCCGCTGCATTAAAGCACCTGTTGTCACCAAGCGTGATTGGTATTATCAGCGCATTGAACACGACAAATTTGAGAACAAGGATAAATTCATAATTAGCGAAGATAAAAAAGGAAAAAAAGCATGGATGACTGATACAGTCACCTTCTGCTTTGAAATATAGTGTAGCAAGTATGGTCAAAATGCACTAGCAGAACGCACATGTGCTTTGACCAGTTATTCTAGCGATTTTAAGGAGATTAGTATGTTTAAGACAAAGGAAATGGAAGAATTCGTGGCCGTAAGCCATGCGTTTAATGAACAATTAGCAGCGTTGCAGGATTCAATGGCCAAGATGCATGCACTTGTGCAGATGGAATATGGCTGTGAAGGTTTTGATATCGACGCATTGGACAGTCTTGGTCATGCCCTTACATGTAACTGCGCAAAGCAGAATATTGATATTTCGTATCATACAAGTAGCAATGACCTGAAAAATGAAGAAAAAGTCTATCTTAATATAACACCTGTATCAATGGATTTGCGTAGTGCGCAGCAAACTGATGCTCCAGATGCTCCAGATGCTCCAGATGCTCCAGATGCTCCAGATGCTCCAGATGCTCCAGATGCTCCTGTATTCCTTGCTGCTATAATACAGAATAATGTCTGCATTGCTTATGG